GCTCACCACGGAAGGGAACCGGAGCAGCCGTTCGTTCTAACGATGGATGGCCACAGCAGGAAGATACCTGTTCCCAACCTAGGGGAGTGGATGGACCACGAGGGCATCACGCTCTGAGTGAGCCATGATTGGAGAACACGCACAGTAATTGAGCGAGCCATGAGGAAGGAATATGCATTGCATCGAGAGCGAGCCACAGTCGTCGAACATGCAAGTTGCGAGAGTGAGCCATTATCGGAGAATATGCAAACGGTTGGAGCGAGCCAGAGAAACAGAATATACATGCGGCGGGAGCGAGCCATAATGAAAGAATATACAGGAGACTAGAGCGAGCCACTCGGGAAGAACATGCAAAACCAAAGAGCGAGCCACAGTTCACGAACATGCAAGTTGCACGAGCGAGCCATCCGGCGGGAATTATCAGGGAACCGGAGCGAGCCAACGGACGAGAATAACATTGGAAGAGAGCGAGCCATTCCAAATGAATATGCACCTATCGGGAGCGAGCCATGATGATGGAATATACAGCAAATCAGAGCGAGCCACGAGACGAGAATAACATTGGAAGAGAGCGAGCCATAGTCACTGAACATGCAGGGTGAGCGAGCGAGCCAAGTACAACGAACATGCATCCCAAGCGAGCGAGCCAGAATGAAAGAATGTACAGCAGGAGAGAGCGAGCCACGAGGCGTGAAGATGCAGTGAAAACGAGCGAGCCATTTCAGATGATGAACACAGTTCGAGAGCGAGCCATTGAGCCAGAATATGCAGCGGTGACGAGCGAACCAATGTGCGTGAAGATGCAAGGATGATGAGTGAGCCATTTCGGACGAACAGCAGGGACATCGAGCGAGCCATAAACCCAGAACAGCAAACGACGCGAGCGAGCCACACAAGGAGAACATGCAAAACGCGCGAGCGAGCCAAGCCGAGCGAATATGCAATTCCGATGAGCGAGCCAACATAGATGAATAACATGAAGAGAGAGCGAGCCAATGAAACAGAATATGCAAGCCGGACGAGCGAAAATCCACCCCCCATTAAATACCTTTGACACCCCATAGAATGATGGAGCAATGATAATATGGCATTGAGTAGGATAATTGAAAGAGACAAATCGGTTGACAAGTTGGCGAGAGGCGGCAGTTGGCAACAGAATGATGAAGGAAGGAACTGCTGGGTCGCTGATGATACGGTGAGGGTCACCGCAGAGACACGGTGCCTTGGATACAGGTACACCCGTCGCAGCAGCGGGCAGTGTTCCGGTAAGGCGTCGGTGAAGTGGGGTGCTTCCACCGTCTGCAAGAGGTGTGCAGATGAGGTGTTCCCTACAGCGGTGCTCATAAAGCAGGGGTTCTGGGCAGCGGCAGCAGATGCTGAGGCTGACCCTAATGATTGGTGGGCCAAGGTTCGTGTGCGCCATATGAGTGATGAGGTGAAGAACAAACTTCCGACTTGGTGTGTTGCGTGGGTCAATGCCTACCGATACAACAACAGCGCTAGTATAGTCCCTTGGGATGCATGGGAGGAGAGCATGGAACATGCATACATTACTGGAGGCCAAATTAGCCCTGATGAATGGAATGAATCTGTTGTGAAGTTGCGTGAGAACAAGGTTAGGTCATTAGACAACCAAGCACTTTCTACATTCATGAACTTCAAGCAGCAATACGCATACAACTGGCAGCGTTTGGGCTCTGGATTGGCTACCTATGAGTGTGACACCAAGGGGACTCGCATCACAGGTGACCTCGCTGCGAAGGCTGACAAGTTGGCGAAGGAGATTGTTGGTTGGTTAAAGGAGTTCGAGGCATTCATCGAGAGGGCTGGTGAGTTGTGCGATGCAGTCCACGAACTCCCGTTCCCTTGGGAACAGCCGCCGCCACTGTTTGCGGAGGAAGAGTGATGAATTATAGAATAGTAAAAGTATCACAATGTAAAACTTGTGGGATTACTACACCCCCTTATGATGGCGAGTGCTTTTGGCATCACGAAAAGGGATGTAGTGAATGTTGTGAAGGATGTAAATACTGCCTTGATGGAGTGGAGTGGATTGAATGGGCTGAGAATGCGGAGGGGAGAGAATGAGCAAGTGCAAGTATTGTGACGAGGAGCCGGATGACTGTGACTGCTTGAAGCATCACATCCGAGCGATGGAGGAGGTAGGGTTCTCCTATGCAGATGCGGAGGAGGCGTTTGAATGGGAGGGACACAGGAGTAGACTGGGCGACTGGGCAGAGCAGTGTTGTGATGATTGCGGGTACCCCATAAGTGAGTTGCCTTGGTTCATCGCAAATGCTATCGACTGGGAGCGGGTGGCCGAGTCCCTGCTGCAGGACTACCATGAGGTGGAGTATGATAACTACATCTATCTCTACAGGGCGTGTTGAAATGGTAATATCTTGTGAAGGATGCGGGAAGACTGCCCATGTGGTGTGGAGCGAACAGTCGCAGGTTCATTGGTGTGAGTTCGGCTTTGGCTGCAACATCGATTGGTGTTCACACTGCGGGCAGAAGATACCACCATTGGATGCTGAGATAGAGACGGTTCATACTATGGACAGTGATTGAAATGGAAGAGGAGGCTGACAAATGGCTGGACTAGATGCGATACAGGCATCCCAGATGGGATGGACAGATGGTGCGGGCAAGGCCCTGCGTACGCTAGGTGACCTTCTGATGAAGGTCGAGTACGCATCCTGTGACCCGTCGAACGAGACCCGAACCAGTCCACAACTAATGGTCATGGACATGGAGACGGGTACTACGATACTACTCAAGACGACTCCGCATCAGGGCGGCAAGACGGGAGGGGATGGATATGTCCGGTTCCCTGACTACGAACAGTCCAACCCGATGCGGATTCCACCGACCCTCAAGGAGGCGGTGATGCTCGACAAGATGGCAGGTATGCTAGGCGGTCGCATCTCTGCTGCAGTGATGAGGGAGATTGCCGAGGCGGTTGCCGAAGCAAACGAACTACGACTGTCTCCTGACAAGGAGACCTACAAGCACTGGTTGGCCGAACACGCCAATCATCCTGATGAGTTGAACGAGATGCTCGATGAGTTCCGTAAGGCCACAGTAAAGAATCAGAAGGGTGACACCCTTCTGGCTATGCAAGCAATTCCACACATGGTAGCGATGGCATCTATTGAAGTGATGCAAGACATCGTTGCCGAGTACATGATGGAACTGGAAGTGATTGAATGACAACAGAAGAAGTACAGCAGATGCTGATGGATGAAATGGATGACCTGCGAGGGTCGATTGAACGAGACTTGGCCGAGTTCAAGGCGCAGTTGATGGTGGGTATGGAAACTCATGCATCATCTGAGGAAGAATGATAACTCTTTTTAGGGCGTGGTTCACGCCTTGAACTGAGGAGGAGATGAGATGGGAAGTAAGACGAACTTTAGACAGAGAGATGGAGATGGTAGAGTGTTGTGGCATGTTAGGCCTGATGAAGTGGATGATGACGGGATGTGGGCGTTTGGCCCTACGGGGTACCTCACCGCAGTTGTCGGTCAGCGCCTGATGCCACCTGACACGAATGATGATGACGACAAGGTTATGGTGATTGCACAGCAGGATGCGGTCAAACTGTTCAAGACATGTCCTTCGTGCAAAGCCAAAGTACAAAAGGGGAGACAGGCCTTCTCCGGTGGGGAGTTTATCCTCTATCCATGCACCGCTTGTGACGAGTGGGTGTGGACTTGGGCCGAAGATGGGAGTGTGGTAGAATGCTGAAAAAAGATACAGAATGGGAACCAAGTGAAGAAGAGATTGATTGGACGAGGAGTAACCTAGAGCCACTACAGATTGGTGGTGTGTGGTCGCCACATGGTCTGGAGTACGAGCGAACTGATGAGAATGAACTAACCCTCGTCAGCATCACCAACCACTCGGGTACCATCGAGGCCCATGCCCGCATCGTCAAGGTGCTGCATGGGATGGGGTGGACGATGATTGATGATAGTGTGAAGCAGGTGACGAATGAATTGGACCCCGCCTCAATGGAGGAGGCGCAGGAACATGAACTGGAGCGCATACAGGAGATAGTGTCGGGGTGGAAGTGTCCCAATGAGGATTGCGAGGAGTTCCTAGTCAATATGCCGGTGGAGGAAGTGGATTGGGTCAATCATGGCTCTCATCCATTCAGTGACCCGACGACTGGTGAGGAGGGTGAGGCCGACCGATGGCTGGCTCAAATCACCTGCCATAGGTGTAGCGTGATAATCCCTATGAACCCCCTCGACTATGGGTACATAGGTGGGGAGGACATGTTCTGGAGTTGGCGACTAGGCTCACATGTGCTCCGAGTGTTGACGCGAGAGCAGACGGTAGAACTCATAGACAGTGGCGAGGAGGGATTTGCATTGGGGAGCACATTCCTAGGACATGAGGTACCTCCGCACATGCAAGGTACATACTGTCAGCGCAATACAGTTGAGGAAGAGGAATGATGCGATTTCACCGGAAAATGGTGACCGTATTAAATACCTTTGACACCCCATAGAATAATGGATGATGGTGAAACGAATATGACCAACGAAAACGAATTGAATGACAACCGCATGGTGGTAATTGGCCGTGTGGAAGAGACGAATGACAAACAGACGAAGGTGCGGTATGACGCAGTGACGGGGCCACGAACCGTGTGGCTCCCCCGCGATGCCATTGCTGTGCAGGTGAAAACGCATGACCGGCAAACGGCGTTCCTGATTCAGGAGACGAAGTTGAAGCATGGGTCATTTGACCCAACACAGCAGTTCGGCGGCGGGAAGTCACCGAGCATCAACGAGTCTGAGCACATCGAGTTGGCTGACGCGATGGAACAGGGGATTGCCAAGAGCAACCTCACATTCCTAGTGAAGAAGCAGCGCGGTGAGACGATTGACGAGCCACCGGAACTGTTTGGTGGCGATGACTTCGATGACACGGTACCGGACTTCGGTGACGCTATCATTGAGTTGTCAGGCTCCCCCGACGACGGGGATGACCCTTGGGGAGGCAGCCTGTTGGCAGGTGGCCGAGAAGCACTGGTGGCACACGACTGGCGATTCACACCGAAGATGCTCCCGCTCTTCGTGGCGATGGACGATGGGAGTGGCACAATGGCCCCTACCTTCGCCCCTTGCAACAATGCCAAGGGCCATGTGGAGTCATACGGTGTGTTCAACCCCACCTATGCCTCCGACGAGCGACCTGCGGGGGCATTGTTGTCCACCGTTGGTAAGGACTTCCACCCACAAGCATACGCACCTGTCTACGACCCCATACTGGAGTTGGCGGCGGAGAACGGTTGGAAGGCCAAGGTCTACGCCTACAAGGAGGGTGCAAAGGCACGACTTGATGCCGATGTATCACAGGCCGCACAGACCCTTCAAGAGGCCAGAACGCGCCTCAAGGAGGGTGGCCACCCTTGGTTGTCGACCAACCTCATGGATGACCATGCAAAGTCCCTCGACGGACTGTACCGATACGGGTTCTCCGTTCTGAACTCCCTCGACCGCAGCACAGCGTTGCGACTACAGATGGTGGCGCAGCGTGTCTACTGCACGAACCTCGCGGTGATGGGCAGTGTGAGTACGATTGCGAGCAAGCGCCACTTGAAGAGCACGATGAAGGAGACGGACTGGGACCAGTTCGCAGGGCAGATTGATTCTGTCATCGTTGAGGCACAGCGCTCCCTCGTTGAGATGGAGTTCCTACAGCACATTCCGATTGACGCCCAACTCTATGAGCGCATGATGACTCTGTGCGAGCGGAACGGCCTCATTACATGGCCGAAGATTGTCCCACAGGAGAGCGTGGACGACAAGGTGAGTGGTGGATACATGTGGCGTCTCATGGGAGATGGTTGGACTAATCCTCGCAGCGATTGGGTTAATGTCAACAGGGACCAGACACGCACACTGTACCATGCATACAATGTACTGAACGGAGCAATCACCCATCGCCCCGAGTGGACAGATGGGAAGACCACGACGCTCAAGGGGCGTGTGGTGGGCATCGACGCACTCGACACACGACTCAAGACGGTTCACAACACAGTGACCGGCGTGGCAAAGCAGACCATCCAACAGTACCGCAAGGAAGCGGATGTGGATAGGATTGGTCGGGGTGACCTCAGCGACATGAAGGCATATGTCAACGAGGAGGGCCTCACAGCACTCAATGACATCCCAACGGCCAGTGAGGTCCTTGGGTTCAACTAGACATAAAAAGGAGAGAGAGACAGATGGTAAGAGCAATAGCAAGTACAAAGAAGAGAGCGAATGCAGTGTGGGACTTCGTGAGGAGATACCCCGGCTGCACGAGAAGAGAGATAGCGAAGGGGTTGGACGAACTGGCTTGGGTCAGAACTCAAGACTGTTTGGTCGCCCCCCTAAGGCACTTGGAGAGGGGTCGCAGGATACGGATAGAGGGTCTGGGCAAGTTCCGGTACTATCCGACCAAGACCGACACCTTCCAAATTGACTCTCTACAAGCGCAACGGCTGGTAGATGAAGGCAAGATTGAGAGTCGTGTTTGTAGAGGTGTCAAGAACAATGGTGCGCCATGCGGGACTCCCCCGCTATTCGTGGGTGATGACGGCTACTGCAAGTGGCACAGACCCCTAGCAGAACGGGTTGCGCTCAGCAAGAGGGCGACTGATGAACAGGGTATGCGCTGTGGTGAGTGCGGTACTACCGTCACCTCCCAGTGGAGGTTCAAGACAGCCGACTTCGGTCCGCTGTGCAATGCTTGTGGCTGTCGCAGGATTCGACAGAAGGTTAAGGATGAGCAGGAGGACGCCACAGTGGTGGCAGTTGACGAGATACAGGTCTCACACAACGACAACTTTCAGACAGTTCACACGACTGACGATGCTTGGAGTGTGTTCACACGAGTCAACAACAACAACGACTTGGTGATTCGGGTGTCTGCACAGAACAGCAATGCTCTGGGTGACCTAGCGACCACACACTACGCATTAGTGGATGCTGTCACCGCATTCATCAACGGTGAAATCACCATGAACGACCTCAAGAGGGCGATAGAATGAGTATGCAGGTGTCTTGGCACAAGACCGGAGACGACGAGTTCCGTTCGCTCATCGACAAGTTCCCCTTAGGGGCATACTGGGGATGCGAAAGCGAGAACGCCATTGGGGTCACCGTAGGTTTTAGGATGGCCTACAAGAATGTGAAGTTGCACTGGTACGCAGCGAACCCGCTTTTGATGCTCGACCTGCTCGACGACGAGACGCAAAAAGACATCGCGAAGGGTCGACTGGTGGTCGTATGACTGAACAAGACAACCAGATGCGGATAATCCTCAATGAAGTCCGCTCATTGGGCATCGCTGACTACGACGCCGATGACTTCCCTCGCACCCAGAAGGAGGCCGAGGCGCGGGTCTGGCAATGCCTCCTGTACTATGTCACGCAGGGCGGCGTCGAGGATGAGGTCGTCTGGTATGGTAACTGGTCTGACGCACAGAAGGAGCGGTGGCAGAAGGCCGAGGTCAATGTGTGCAAGCAGTTGCAGACACGCATCACTAACAAGGCGGAGCGTCTGGCAGCAGGCCCGCCCACACTGTTCGGGGGTGAGTGAATGACGCAATATGTTCAACACCCAAGTAAGGCACGAATGTTGCTAGCGGCGATGACTGGCTGGCCAAGGGACCCTGAGGCTTGGCACGACCACGCATACGAACTCGCTGGAAGCGACCCTGTTGGTGCAGGTAGTCTCTGCGGGCAACACGCTGAGAGATACAAACGCCTCCACGCTGAAATGGAGGTGGTGTCCGTCGATGAACTAACAGAGTGGGTGAAGGGTCTCTCAAGGTTCAGTTTGATATTCAATTTGAACTTACCAAGAGAAGGGGAACTCTGCAACCATTTCTCCAGCAAACTGGACATTTATGTCTCCATCAATCATCTGCTCATGAATAATAGCATCGGGAAACAAATGGATTTGGACGGCCCGAAGGTGATGCTCCATGCGTACATCGACTGGCAATCACTGGCAGAGGACATCCTTGAGAAGGATTACCACAGAATCCTCTGCGATGGCCACTACTACATGGTTGAGCACTGTTCCTACATGGATGATTGGTTTGGTGGAGATACCCTCGCCATCCACTACACACGCTCTCCAAATCCAAACGCTCGGTCTCGTCTAGAACTAGCAAATCAGAGCGAGCCATTAGCAGTGAAAGTGGCCAAGTGGGGAGGTCAGTCTACGCGAGCGGAGGAAGAGGAATGAGCCACCAACATGAGTTCTGGGATGTCCTACTAATGGGTCTTGAAGAGGCGTTGTGCGTCCTGTCTGATGCAGCGATGCTGCATGACTATCAGATGGACGAGGTGCAGCAATCAATTGACTCGGCATACAAAATCCTACAGGGATTGACGGTGGCGGCTGAAAAAATGGCGGTTGACTCGGACTGGCAGTCGATGGTGACTGAGGCCGCAACGAAACTGGAGGAGAGCGAATGACTGACAAGGTGACAAAGGAGCAGTTCAGGGAACTGATGGCAGCATGGCACATGAACAACGGGATAATCGGATTCATCGACTACTTCTTCTATCCACACAAGCGCTCCGCATTCTATGACACGCCGAAGGAGATGCTACAGGCGTGGCATGACAGCGACCAAGGGGCGGTGTGGTCCGATGACTACTATGTGAATGAGTGGTGGGTAATCTGGGAAACTCGTGACCTCACTAGTGTCTTCAACAGGAGTGACGGTAGCATCCTTGACTGGTTGCATCATATTATTGAGAATGGGTCAGCACATAAGCGATGGGAGGAAGAGGAATGAGTTCCAGTCATCCACATGGAGGAGATTGCGATGCAACCTACACAGGTGGAAGCGGTTGTGATTGCAGCATGGAGTGTTGTGCTTGTGAAGAAGACATAAGTAGTTCCTCCTTACATGAGGGTTCTTATCGGAGTTGCGAAGCGTGTTATGGAGTTGCACACATGGACTATGTTTGCTTCCCGATGGATGAAAAAGATTTACCACCCAAATGGGAAGAGGTTCATACTGATGTACATATTTGTGATAAGTGCTTTTGGCATCTCCTTGACGCATACAAAGAGAAGTTCCCCGATGAATACGAGACTTGGGATGAGGAACGATGACTAAGGGGAAGAAGGAGGAGAATGAAATGAGTGAAGAACTATTGTGTTGTGATGAGTGTGGCGGAGGGTATGGATGGGTCTGGCATTCCGGTGACCTAGGGAACTCCCACAGAGTGGGGGGGGTATCATACAAGGCCGGTCGAATGTGGGCGCAGGTATGCCCAAACTGGAAGGAAGAGGATAATCCCCCTCCGCCACCGGGCATAAGTGACATGTCTCCCTACATCAAAGAATTGAAAACAGATGGCAAGGGTAAGCGTAGCAGCAAAGGATTCCACTGAGGTGTTATCCGCGCTAGGAGAGGCTGCGGTTGGTGACGAGGTTCAGGTTTTGGCAGATACCAACGAGGGTGATGGACTATGATGAGTGTGAACAGTTGTTGGAGCGCTTCATGCGGAAGTCCAAGGAGCAACCTGCCGAGGTCATCGAGTCGCGGTTCATCCCTATCATACTGGCAATCGACGGTGAGTGGCAGACCCTCAGGGAGATACGAAAGCACATACCGAACATGGTGTTGGGTTTGGAGGATGTCAAGACGACACTTGCCAAACTGGTCGATGCGGAGTTCATACTCATGAGGGTATCACCTCGATGGAATGGCGCTAAGCCACGAATGGAATACAAAAGGAGAGAATGGTAATGAGTGAAGATGATGAGAGTACTAGATGGGTGGTAGGTAAAGGCACCACGCAGAGACAGGGCAAGACGACGAAGGGAGCAGGTCACTACAGTGACCAAGAGAGCATCCCGTTCTGGGTGACCCCCGCCAAGGGAACGAGGTCAAAGTTCTTTGACCTGCGATTGAGCCACATCCGGTTCATGGGAAGTGACAAGCAGGAGATAGACCTACGGTTGTGGCGGAACGATGCCCATGTCAACGAGAACGGGCCGACCAGTCGTGGTGTGCGTCTGTCATGGGAGCAAGCAAGGGAGTTGCACAGTCAACTGGGGTTGTTGTTGTCGAGCGAGGCCGATGCTGCAGCAGGAATCATAAATAACCCTGATTCTTAACTTTTAATACCCTGCATCGGGTTTATCAAACCCTTTTGATTGGGTGTGTCAAATGATTGGAGGAATACATATGGACGAAGAAGATATAGTGAAGTGTACAGAGTGCAATGGGCGTGAACTGGAGAGGGATGATGCTCGTGGTGAAATCATCTGCGCCAACTGTGGGTTGGTATTGGATGATAGGATAGTAGACCCCGGAGCGGAGTGGCGAGTATTCAGCATTGAACAGGGCGAGCAGCGAGGGCGAGTCGGTGCTCCGATGACGGAGATGCTGCATGATAAGGGGCTGTCGACCGACATCGACTGGCAGAATAGGGACTACTCAGGTAAGTCGATTGGGAACGGTAGGACACGCTCGCAGTTCTATCGCATGAGGAAGTGGCAGAAGCGCTCCCGAGTGTCCAACTCACGCGAGCGCAACCTATCTATGGCACTCGCTGAGATGGATAGGATAGCCAGTCGGTTGGAACTACCGAAGTCGGTTCGTGAACGCTCTGCCCGAATATACAGGCACTGCATCAAGGATAACCTGATTCGTGGTCGCTCCATAGAGGGGGTCACGGCAGCGTGTCTATACCTGTCGTGCCGATTGTGTGGTGTGCCACGAACCCTCGATGAAATTGCCCAGTCTGCCCGAACTGGTCGCAAGGAGATAGGGCGCACCACCCGTCTCATCAAGCGCAAGTTGAAGATTCGTGCAGACATACCGACACCGGACATGTACACCGCTAGGTTCTGCTCCCAACTGGGGTTGGGTGCTGCAGTGAGTTCCAAGGCAGATGAGATAATCGCCCTGTGCCATGAGTGGGAGATTGACTGTGGGCGTGGTCCTGTAGGGATGTGCGCCGCCTCAATCTACATCGCTGGTGTGGTGTTGGATAACCGGCGCACCCAACGGGAGATTGCCGAGATTGCTGGTGTGACTGAAGTGACGATTCGCAATCGCTACAAAGAGATAGTCCAACGACTGAACATCGACTCCACCAACTTCTAGGTGTAGTTCAAATACCGTCTCGATGACCCCTCCGTGAGAGGGGCCATTGGTGGAGTTATGGAGAGCAGCAACAGCGGCAGCGTTGTTGCGGGCTGAAGGTGAGAATCGCGCTCGCGTCGTCACTGACTATGTTCAGATGCATGACGACTGGATGCAGGGCGTCATGCTGTGGTTCGATGATGAGCCACGCATCGGGTACTCGTGGTTCCTGTCGAGGGTGACCGCGTACTATGGCATCCACCCCGAGGAGTGGGGGGTGCTCACGGCGGAGCGCGCTCTCGTGCCATTGCTCGCTGATGAGTCGGCGGGCAACCGTGAGAGCGACTGGTCAATCGACTACACCCTCCGTGTTCTGGATTCGATGAAGGAGCGGACACTGGGTGAGATTGTGTCCGCGCTGTCGGAGCATGAGGCATACCTGTTCTGGCAGGTCGCACTGGGGGAGCGCCCACCTATCAGCAAACATGCCATGTTGAAGGCGGTCGCCCACAGCACCCAGTATGACATTGGGGAACTGCAGAGGGCGGTAGCGTACACACCGTTCCTAGAGGTTGTTGAGCGGGCGTTTGACGGCACTGTACCCTCATTCAACCCTATGGAGCCGGGAACGCCGCTGTCACCATGCCCTCGCTACTGGCAGTGGAAGAGCATTGTGCTGCCGTTCCCGACCACCTACATCGAGGTGCTGAGCAACCCTAGGTCATATCTCCACTACGACGGCGCACAGGCTAGGCTCTACACACGAGCAGGGCGCATGGTAGGGGGATGGGCCAGTGACCATGTTCCGGCCATCTATGAGGTCGACACCGATGATGACTTCAGTCGTGACACGATAGCAGTGCGTGACATACTGTGGTTGGATGGTAGGGATGTGTGGAAGGAGAACTACACGGAGCGGAAGGCGATGATTGAGCACAAGGTCAGACCAGTCACCACTATGGCGGAACTACGCAAGGCAGTGCGTGACTTGGGTGAGGGCGAGCACCTGCGCCTCTTGGATGATGTACCATACTATGATGACGCCTTCAAGGGTGGGTATGTGATGAACCGACACCCCATGCGTGTTCCCCTACTCGTCACACAGGCCCGTAAGGTGGATGAAATCAAGGTCAATGTCCGTCTGTCTGCCCTTGATGGGTTCGCACTGGTTCAGGTTGCCGAGGTCTGGTGTCCCGATGATGTGGCCACAGTGCTCCGCACACACCCCAAACTCGGGCCTGTGATTGGTGATGTGTGGACGCGCATGGATGATGTGGGGTGCATCATCGATGTGGCGGCGTATGGGATGCAAGGGTGGATAGGTCACTATCACTTGCAGAACCCTGAGATACTGGGAATCGACAGTAGGTTGGGATACAGCGACACCGTACAATTGAGTGACCTGCTAATGATGATGGGTGGCGATTTAGATGGATGACCGTCTGGATTTGGTGATGACCACTTGGTTGGCGAGGGAAGCCCGGTTCTATGTGTATGTGTGCAGGGAGGAATTATCGCCGTCAGGGTACAAGGCCTACAAGTATGTGATGGTACATAGGGCAAAGAGGGAACCACTGTTGCGTCAATGGTTGAGTGACCGACATGAAATCAATGCTCGGAGGGTGAGTCGCAAGAGCGACATCGAGAAGATTATTGAGACACTGCGGCCAGTCCGAGAGTTGGTGATGGACATTGAGGGGATGGAGAAGATGGAGCACCTGTTCCACCTGTTCCCACATCGTTGGAAACACGAGGATATACTCAGACTGGTGAACGAACTTGATGACTGGTCAGATTCCCGGTTAAATACCTTTGAACCCTCATCGTATATTGATGACGACCCAATGGCGGGAAAAATACCGACCCCAAACGATTGACGAGATGGTGGGATGCCCCGATTTTCGTGCGGATTGTGAGGAATGGTTGGAGCGGGGCGAATACCCGGCCGCGATATTACTCATCGGCCCGCCCGGAACGGGCAAGACAACAGCCGCGGGTGTCATAGCGAGGATGATGCTCAACGAGTTCTATGACCCTCTCAACTACATCCAGTTCAACGCGTCCGACGACCGGGGCATCAACTTCATTCGCAACGAGGTGAAGCAGGTGGCCCACCAAGGGGGCATAGGCGTTCCTCGCAAGGTCATCCTGTTCGATGAGGCAGACGGTCTTACCACTCCGGCACAGGAGGCCATGAGGAACACGATGGAGCAATGCGTGGAGCAGTCGCTGTTCATCCTCACCGCCAACAACGGTGCTGCCATCATCCCGGCCCTGCAGTCCCGCTGCATGGTCTACATGTTTGCGAAGGCCACCAACTCGGCGGCAACACAACTGTATGCGCGCATAGCCGATGGGGAACAATTACCCACCGACTGGTGTGAACACTTTGAGTATCTCAATGAGGTGTGCGAGGGCGACCTCCGCAGCGGTGTGGACATACTACAGGCGTTGAACAGCAGTGACCCCGAGGCGTTGGAGAACCGATTGTTGGTCGAGCGCGCCGACTTCAGCGACTCCGCCATGTCCGTGGCGGCAGGGGAGTGGCAGTCGTTGTCTGTCGAGTTGCGAAAGATAGCGGCTAAGGGCCTTCCCCGACTTCATGTGATGAACAAGTTGCGTGACAATGTATATTCCCTTGGCTTGACGCCAGACCAGTACTATTCCTTCCTTGTGACATGGGGTGAGTTCGTAGAACGAGTGCATTCGTGGCCAGCCGGCGACGACGCATACTACGAGTACCTCGTGGCCACACTGAAGGCACGAAATGGAAAAAAGGAGTGAATGGAAAATGACAGATAATGAATGGCCGGAGAGTGTTTCCGAGCGACTGCAGGGGTATGCCGATGCGAACAGCGTCAGCATAGATGATGCCCAACAGAAGTTCGTGGAGTTCCTCTCTGATAAGTACGCAGTTGACAACTGGCAGGACGAAGATGAGGACTTCCTTGAGGAGGCCGCTGAGGGATTCGTGGTGAAGCGACGGGGTGGCTCTACCTTCAACACGGAGAACTGGGTCGGACTGTTCGTCGGCGTCGATGGCAAGGCACGAGACAAGAGACAACGGGTGAGGGAGGCGGCACTGAGCGCCTACAACCAAGATGCTGACAAGGCGGTTGCCGCCGGTATGGTGGCTCGATGCCGCAAGAACGAAGATAGTGGAACATGGTTCATCGGCAACGACAACACCAACGAACCCATCACCAACGATACACCTTGGTTCCTCATACCCGGTACCTCGCTTGCCCTCCTGCAGAACGCTGAGTGGGCGAAGAACAAGGGTGACCCGATTCGCGCCGAACTGTGGAGTCGATACTACTACTTCCTCGGCAACTCCGAGGCTGACTTCGGCAACGCAGTCAAGTTGTGGCGATTCGACTCAAATGACATTGAGGCGGCCCCACCGTTCTACCAATCATGCCGTCTGAAGGTCATTCCCAACACGAGTGAGAATCAGAACCCCGACTTTGCCGACATACTGCGACTACCTCGCAAGTGGGTCAATGACATCGTTCTCACGGATGACTTCGTTGAGCCAGATGTGCGCCAACAACTATCACCGGAGAAGTTCTGCGTCAATCCCGTCGTCCACGAATCATTCGTGGGTCTGGGCGACCTACTGGAGCATTACCAAGCCAACCTCAAGGAGGTTCCCGGCCTCAACGCGATTGGCCCAATCGTCATCGTGAAGGGCAAGGTGACCTCCCTGTTCAAGGAGGGTTGGGACACCGAGTACGATGACACCGGCAAGACATACAACATCAGGATTACCTCATGGGACCTGCAGCGGTCGTTCCCCTCGGGACTTCGCAGTGAGGTCAACATACGAGTATCAGGCCATCTCAAGGAGAACTGCAATGTGTTCGACTACAGGGATGGCGACAAGTGGCAGCCATATGCCGAGCGCTCCACGATTCTAGTGTGTGGTCGGCTAGGTGTACAGGCCACCGATGATGGGGAGATTCCCCAGATTCGCGCCTTCGGGGTTCACGCAGTTCCACGATTCGTGGTTCCTGCGCCCGAGGGCGGCGATACTGGTCTTGGCCAGTTTGACGGAGGAGAGTGATTGAATGGGTGGATTTGACGCATTGAAGAGTGAAGAGACAGCAGCAGAAGAGGTTAAAACAGCCGACCCCTCTCTAGAACGCGTTCTAGAACGCGAGGAAAAAGTAGGCGTCGTTGAAAATGGGAGTATCGAATCAGAGGTTGAGGCTGCAGCAGATGAGCAGTTGGGATGCCATGTGTTCTGTGGCGTCATCGGCTTTGAGGGTACTGGCAAGTCCGGTATCGTTCTCGATAGTCTGACCAAGAAGCAGGTTGACAACGGTGACTACATACTGTGTCTTGACTTCGACGGCGGCGCTGCCGCCACGAAGTCCGCCTATCACCGTGACAAGGCGGCGAACATTCGCACCCTGTCACCTTGGGTGATGGCGACTGAGGACCGTACGACATACGACTATCCCAGCACTCACAGTAGGGTGATGGATATTGGTAGATTCGCTGTGCAACAGGCCCACAAGCAGAACAGCCCCGACTACAAGGGGAAGCGGCTTGTCAAGTTCTTGGTGACCGCAGTCGACCAGTGGGATACCGTCTGCATCGTGAACATGAAGGTCATTGAACTCGGCAAGGCCAAGGATGGCATCGAGGCCAGTGACCCCAACCGACTCGTCGGCAACCAATGGAACTGGTCGATTCGTTCCACTAGATTCCACCAACTCACCGCAGTCTGTCGTGAACTCATGCGACTCGGTGTCGAGGTCTACTGGGAGACGCACCTCAAACCCGAGGTGTTCCGCAACGAGCAGACGGGTGCATGGAAACCCGACTGGGAGAAGAACACTGACGCAAACCTCAAGCAGATTCTATGGTGTCGTCGCGAGGATGTGCTCGATGACGACGGCCACAAGACGGGCAAGACGGAGTACACCGTCGAGTTCTGGAAGGAGAACACCAACATCGCATTACAGGGCCAGAAGCGGGTCATCGCCATCACACGGAAGGGTGGCGACCCCGAGTGGTATGGCCTCAAGGAACTAGAGGAGGGATTATTGTGACTAAGTGTGAACTGAATAGAATTGAACTGGCGAACTTCCTGTCATCGTTCGGGCCGGGCATAGATGACCTGCGCCTCGATGTCAAGGAGAACTATCTGGTTGGGGGTGTGGCTGCGCCCACCCACTTCCTGACGAAGAAGATAAGCGTGACTCAGATTGAGGGTGGTGGGTTCGTCATCGCTGACCTGTCAAAGGTGTCGGCGTTCCTCCGGGCTTGCTCCGGGGAGACTGTCGAACTACACCAACAGGAGCGTGACGGGTCGGCGCAGAGCCTACGCATATCGTGTGGGAAGAGCGTCGTGAACCTACCACCGACGAAGGATGTGAAGTCATCCAAGTCGCTGCCCACTGCCAAGAAGTTGGTGGATGATGCTGTCGCAACCAATTGGGAGAAGTGGGTGGACAAAGACCTATGTTGCAATGCAATTGTTAAAGTTGATGACATATTTGCAGTGTCATCTCTTGGTAAGGTAGTAGGTGCAGACAAACCATATCATCTATCATTTGTTGCAGACAAAAAAGAAATGATTATTCATACTGGTAGTGGTGTGACTGGTCAAATGTTCCATACAGTCACAATAGACCCCGTTCTTAAACCAATAGGTAGTGAACTTGAAATTAATTCAGAAGATAAAGTCTATAAAACATCATTCGGACCTTGGTTTCCTGATGTAGTATCATGTTTGCCTTCTGGTAAGGCTCAGGTCTACACTGGTGACGGCACCGTGTTGATATTCAATCACCAAGAGAAGCACTGCTTGTTGGTGGTCATCGACCAAGACCTCGCTCAGGAGTGAGGTGACGGCATGAGTAGTAAGCCACTGTATCTTTGTTATGCTACGGGTTGCTGCACGATTATGAGCAACACATCTGAAACAATCAGCGAACACTTCATGCGAGCGCATGGATGGACTGCACAAGAGTGTCAAGAGTATTTCAGTGACGAGGTGGATGACTGATGCTAGTCGAACAGGTCTATCCACATGGTTCCAACCGAGCATCCATCTACACACGCTATCGTGACAACGATGGCAACCTCATCGAGGAGACGGATGACTCGTTTGAGCCATACTTCTGGATGTCCACCGACGAGCCCGCCGATGGCATATCCAACATGAATAACGCATTCCCTAAGACGCGCATCGACTGGCATGACCTCGCCTACGGGATTGACGGCGTGGAACTGGTGCGTGTCGTGGCATGGACCCCGAGTGATGTACCAGACATGCGCAAGTGGTTGGGTGACACCTACGAGGCTGATGTTCGATACCCCGACCGATGGTTGATAGACAATGTGCCGACCATGCCGAAGTGGGAACCTCGTAAGTGTTGGTTCGACATCGAGTGGAATCCTGATGACAGCAACGACTTCACCCAGTGTTGGGCCGCGCTTGACTCGTTCACTGGCGAGGGTGTCTGCTTCGGGTGGCGTGATGGTCAGCAGGAGTATGAGGTTGACTACCGTGACGGATATGTGTCACACATCTATTGTAGTGAGGAGGCCGTCCACGAGGCGGTCATCCAATACATCGAGGAGAAGGACTTCGACATTCTCATAGCCCACGCAGCGATGTGGGCTGACATTCCCCATATGACCCGCCGGTTCAAGAACTACAAGCGGCTGTCGCCTGTGCAGTCAGTGAGCCGTCTGCGCCCCAACTACGACTCATACAGATACACCGACCAACCAATCAAGGGGAGGTGGGTATTGGACACGGCAGCACCCGGCACCAAAGGCACTGGCATAGAACGGGTGTGGATGGATAGCGGCAACGGGCAACTACCCTCACGCAAGTTGAACGACATTGGGTTGTTGTTCGGGTTGGGTGAGAAGGATGATGTTGACCTGTTCAACGACTGGAATGAGAACTATGACCGACTCACCGACTACTGCTTCCGAGATGTCAAGTTGCTACAGGCGTGTGACGAGTTCGTGCGGTGCTCCGACTTCTTCATCAACATGGTTCGGTTCTGTGGTGTCACCCTGTCATCCACCTACAATGTGGGGCAGTTCGCACGAGGTCTGGTGAGCCGTCGAACCAAACTCAAGTTCCCCACTCGCAACCCATCCCGCCGCCGTGAGCGGGGGAGTCTCAAGGGTGCGACCGTGATGGAACCCACACCCGGTCTGCATGAGTCGGTTCTCGTAGCAGACTTCAAGGGTCTGTACCCCTCAATCATGCTAGGCAACCGACTCTGTTGGACGACCCGTAGGGATGAACCGAGCGACACCACACTCACGATGACCAATGGGACGCACTGGGAACAGTCTGGGGAGGCCATCCTTCCATCCATCGTAGAGCATCTGTTTGAGGAGCGACAGAAGTTCAAGGACGCGGGAGAGCATGGTCTGGAGAAGGCAGTCAAACGGGTGATGGCGTCACTGTACGGACTCACCGCCGAGACGAAGGGGCATGGCATGGCTGACCCCATCCTTGCCGACACCATCCTCACTGAGGGGCGTAGTGCAATCGACAACATGGCTGAATATGCGTACAGCATGGGTCATGAGGTCCTGTATGGTCACACCGACAGTTGCTTCATCAAGTGTCCATTCGACCAGATTGACACGGTGACGAAGGTTCTAACCTCGGTCATCCAACAGGAGACTGGCAACCTGTCCCTCATCGCGGAGCCGGAGGCATGGATGCCATACTGGTTCTGTGGTGATGTCAAGAACAGGTATGCCGGCATTATCCAATGGCCCGACAAGGATGCTGGTCGCCTCAAGGTGTCAGGATTTGAGATGAAGCACAGCAGCACCGCCCCGTTGTCTGCCAAGATGCAGCGAGAGGTGCTGACCATGCTCAGCAGTGGTGCATCCGAGTCCGACATCGGTGAGGTCGTATCGAAGTACTGCTTGGGCATACGCCGGAGTGACTATCCGATTGAGGACCTGTCATACCGCACTCGTCTGCGAAAGCAGATTGAACCTAATGAGACTACTCCACACCGACCCGACAAGCACTACCCGAAGATTGCGGGCGGGTATGCGAAGGCCGCACGATACTACAACTGGCACCTCGTCACCGATGAACCGTTCAAGACGGGCGAGAGTGTGTACTGGACATACATCACGGACACTCCCGATGGATACCCGCAGACGAATGTGATTGCCTTTAGGGATGCCGGTGAATTGGAAGGATTCGTGTTCGATACCGAGATGATAATAACCAAGATGCTCCGTGATAAGTTGCGGCTCGTGTATGATGTACTCGACTGGGATTTGAAGGCAGTAACTGACGAGTTCAAACCGAAGGGGTACTGGTGATTACTATGGCTGAAAAAGGAAAAGTACTAAACGAGACACCCTATGGAAAGATACCCACAGGGAACCCGAACAAGAATGCGTGTGACGCATGGCAGCGAGCCGACTGTCTGGAGGCACGACTGCAGAATGAACCCGAGTCGTTGTTGATTCCGGGTCGAACCGACATACTCCAGTGTCCAGTATGTGGACACAAGATAGAACTGGAAGTGAATAAAAATGAGTAAATGGATATGGAATAGGTTTATGGGTAAGCCCAAGGATGATGTGAAGAGAGGTGAACCATGCTGCGTGTGTGGTCTCCCCAAGATGAGACAGACGACTCTGGAGGAGTTCGGATTCGAGTTCCCCGAGGATGGTCAGACGAAGTTGACTGACTTCTATGAACTGTTTGAACCGGCACCCGTCACGACCGAGAGCATCGGTCTGCATGGGCAGCCACGCCAACACAGGGGGTCACTGTGATGTTCGGAGAAGTCACGATTCAATATCAAGTTGGGAAGGAGATGGAGGAGGCCACAGGGATAGCCATACCATGCGACGGGCCGTTCCGTGAGTACTGGGTGTTGGAGTCCGGTGGGAGGCACCTGTGCATCCACCGTATGTCAATCATCAGCATCGTTTGTGATGTTCCATCTGCGTTCATCATACCTAGTGACGCCATCCTGCGTAGCAGGGAGATGTCCGACATCATGTTTGAGCAAGACTACCAGCAGATGCAGCAGAAGAACAGCGAGGAGGTGAACTACTCATGAGTGAAGTGGAAGATGAAGTATGCGAATTGATACAGGCGAGGGCGAAAGTCGGCAAGGCCAAGTATGGCGTGTCGATGGAGCGCGGAGACCTCACGCACGACGAGTGGTTGGAGCATCTGCAAAATGAGATGCTCGATGCGGTGGTCTACATTCAGCGACTACGCACACGAGAGCAGACGCTTGAGGCGAAGTTGCGAAAAATGATACAAACATATAGGGCCGCAGCAGACCGCGCAGGCACAGCACAATTCGCCGCAGGATATGTCGGTATCGTGAATGAACTGACGGAATTACTCGATGGGGTGAGCGAATGAGTATATCAGATGAAGTAAAGAGATTGGAAGAAGAGAATGCGGAACTCCGCAAGACGAACGAGGACCTGAAGTTGGTTCGGGATGCCCTGCGCAACCTGTTGGACTTGGTGGAGGGTCTGTTGGGTGACACCCCACAACTGGATGATGTGGGGGAGGCAGACAGGCTGCTGCCGAAGAAGAAGGCGCTTGAGCAACCTCAGTACACCGTGACTGAGGTTGGTGGTGACGAGCAACAGCCCGCCATCTACAGGGTGGGACCGGGAGAGGGTATTGATGGGTGAACTGAACAAGCAGTCCACCTACACATGGACACCCGACTCCGACAAGATGATTCGGGTCAGCAAGTCCACGCTCGGCACCTACAGTGATTGGTGTCCACAGCAGTTGTGGCTGTCCAAGGTATGCCCACGAGTTGAGAAGGTGGAGGACTACCTTATCATCGGTTCCAATGTGCATGACCGCATCGAGCAGTTCTACATCAATTGTCAAGATGAGTGGGGCGCGTCGCTCGCAGAGGGCGCGGACATACAATCCATCGAGGGGCTGTTCTTCCATGCATGGTTAGCGGCTCGTGATGGGAACGACAAGGTGGCATTGGAACGGCTGTCACAGTTCATGCCCGCCGCCGAGGGTGACTACAAGGAACGGGAACACGACCTGCAACAGTGGATGCTGAAGCATGATGTCCTCCGTCTCAAGCACTGTGAAAAGCCCGAGGACTTCCTGCCGGTCGGCAACGAACTGGACCTCGATGCAATCGTGGATGTTGATGTGCCGGGTCATGGTATGGTGAAGGTTCACCTAAGAGGAATCATCGACCGCATCTTCAAGACCGATGACGGGATTGCCCTGTTGGAACTCAAGACTGGTAAGTGGAACACCTACAAGGCCAGTCAGATGAGGGGGGAGATGGCGTACTACGCATACCTCCTTGATGAATCCGACTCCGACCTAGGACCCGTCACCCACTGGGGTTGGCGGTTCCCGAAGGCTGACCATTGGGACTACGACCCTGCGAAGAAGGTGAGCATCACCGCCATGAAGAAGCGACTGGCACGATTGGTGAAGTCATACCTTGAACAGGACTTCCCGGTGGTCAGCGACAAGCAGTCATTCAAGTGCGGGTACTGTGACCTCATGTCCTTCTGCCCCAAGTGGACGGTGTATGAGAACCCCATTGAGGTCGCCAATGGTGCCGAGCCAATCTACAAGGAGGGCTCCAATGACACCTGAGAGCACCACACCGTTCACGGTGGCTGTGGAATGGATGTTGCAGCGCCGCGCTCTCAACGCAGAGATTATAGTACGCATGGGGAAAGCGAAGAAGGCCCGAGGGTTTGATGCATTGCACAACGACCACACAATTCGATTCACCCTTGATGAGAACTATGTCGGTGACCCGAAGGAGGCATTGGACATGATAGAGAAGTTGGTGGAGTGGGTAGACAAATGGAATCAGGTCGAAGTAGCAAAGCGGTACTGAGGTTCGACTTCCCTCGGGAGGTCACGCTGTATCGCCGCATCGTTCACACCAAGGCCGACTTTGAACGGTGGTGGAGTTCACTCGACAACGCCTCGGACGCGTACACGACGGTCTATGGGTTCCGTCAACTCAAGGAGCCGAACTTTCGTCGTGGTGACTACCACACGGCAATAGTACCCCACTTCGTCCTCGACTTCGACTGCAAGGTGTTGGTGGGTGGCGACCGCCATGATGTCCCACCGGAGGTTCCGTTGGGTGAGGTGCGTCGTCTGCACCAAAAACTGGTTGATGACGACACTCTTCATGCCATCTGGTTCAGCGGCGGTGGCTTCCATGTGTGGGTCAAGTTGGCAGAGGACCACCTCCCCAGTCATGGTATGGAGTGTTCAATCCTCAAGGGTGCGGGGCGCAACCTCGTGCGCCAGTGGGCCAACGAACTGCACCTCAACTGCATCGACCCCACCGTGACCTTCGACCTCGCATCCCTCATCCGTGTCCCGAACTCATACAATGTCAAGCGCGAGCGATGGAGCATCCCGCTACGCAGTGAGGAACTGTTGGAGTGGGAGTGGGAGCGCATACGGGATGAGGCCACCCACCCACGCAAGGGGCAGTTCTCATATGGTTCCAAGGGGTTGCACATCGACACCACCCAACTACGCCAGACCCATCTGGAGGGGATGCTCAACGACACCGCAGAAGTTCCGGCAATCTCGATGGGCAATGTCGCCATCCTCCCATGCCTACAGGCAGCATCCTGTCGTGAAGGCAGTAATCCGACTCACGATGCACGATTCCACCTTGCATCATACCTCGCAGCAAGGCTGCGACACTTCCGCCCACCCCAGACCATGAACGGACAGGTGCCAGAGCATATCGACCAGATTGTGGAGTTCATTCGCAGTCTGAAGTGGGTGGACTTCAATGAGGGCATCACTCGTGAGCGTGTGACCCACATAGTGGAGGGGCCATATCGACACACTCCCTGTTGGAGCCTGTTCAACAGGGGATACTGTGTGGGCAAGTGCCACCTGTGGGACGGGTCAGGAACCATCCCCGATTCAAATACCTTTCAAACCCCATCAAAGGAGAGATGAATGAAATGAACGAAGAGACGACATGTGACATACGAGTGGGCCACGCGATAGAACTACTGCGTGGCATACCAGACGGAACGATAGACCTAGTGGTGACCTCACCCCCCTACTGGGGGTTGCGTGACTACAAGACCGACCCGGTGGTGTTCGGTGGCGACCGCGCCTGCTCGCATGAATGGAAAAATCCTGATTCAGACCACGCGGCTGTGTGTGATTGCGGTGCATGGAAAGGGCAACTTGGATTGGAGCAAACACCAGAGGAGTTCATCGACCATCTTGTTGAGATATTCGATGAATGCAACCGGGTGCTGAAGCCCACCGGCAACCTGTGGGTGAACCTCGGTGACTCGTACATGAGGAAGGGGTCATACACCCCCCCGGAGAACTACGGGTTGCAGAAGCACCGTGACGAGGCCAACCACTTCCGACCCACCACGATACCACCGGGCTACAAGGAGAAGGATTTGGTGGGCATCCCTTGGACATTCGCATTCGCAGCACGAAAGGCAGGTTGGTATCTGCGCAACGACATCGTGTGGGCCAAGTCAATCAGCGGGCCACACTACAGGGGTGGGGTCTGTATGCCCGAGCCTGTGCGTGACAGATGCACACGGAGCCACGAGTTCTTCTTCCACCTCACCAAGGAGTCCCGATACTACTACGACATAGAGGCGACGGTCGAACCGTTGGTCGATGCCACCATTGAGGATGGCCGACCGGAGCGAGGCACACGAGGTACGACAGATGAATATGGCAGAGCCATTGATGGTAATTGTGGTTTCGACACCAGTCTTGGTCGTAACATGAGGACCGTGTGGCACTTCAACCCACAGCCATTCCCCGGCGCGCACTTCGCTGTGTTCCCGAAGCATCTCATTGAACCCATCGTCAAGGCATCCACTAGTGAACATGGGTGCTGTGGTAAGTGCGGTGCGCCTTGGAGTCGCATCACTAAGAAGATGTGGCGCAACCCGAGCGACCGTGAACAAGCACCCCAGAGCGAACACGCCGAGGATGAGACTGGATGGACTCAACAAGGGAAGCAGAGGGCCATTAACGATGGTGACTTTCCAACGGGTGTCTACCATGAGACGACTGGGTGGCAACCCACCTGTGAGTGTCATGGGAAGTTCATCAGGGAGGAGGTCATCATCCCACCACGAGGCAGCGAGGGTGTGGACTGGCGGGCAGCAGCCGAGGCTCGTGACGGCATCATCGACCGGGGTGCCGCGGGCAACACAGGTCTGGATGAGTGGTCGAAGCGTGTCAAGGATACGCAGGATGCATGGGGCGCAGACAGCACTGGTGGTTATGTCGGCGTCGAGTCGAAGTATGACGACCGTGAGGAACACGGTGGCAGGGATGTCAAAGGCCGCATCATCGACGGCCTGACCAAGCCCAAAAAGAAGTACATCAACCGATACGAGTCAGACCTGCCGTTGGATAAACACCCAGTGGTTCCTGCCGTCGTGCTTGACCCGTTCAGTGGGTCAGGCACATCAGGTATCGTTGCGCTAGATGAAGGCCGGTCATACATCGGGCTGGAACTGTCGCCTGAGTATGCAGCCATGTCCCTGCGTCGTCTGAAGCAGGAGCGAACCGGACTCACGACCAAGAGGTTCCGTGAGGCCGCACCAGAACTCAAGGAATACTGGTGATACCATGTCCGACCTCTTGATTGACACCAACGAGCGTAGCAAGTTGACCGACGCCATCATCAATCGGTGTGACTCACGAAGGCCACCAGTCCCATACCGCAAGCAGCAGTTGGTGGTGGGTGACTACGAGGCAGGTGGCTGCTCCATCGAGGCCAAGACAATCGCAGACCTCATCGAGAGTTCAAGGTCTGGTCACCTGTGGCGACAACTCGACAACATGGATGCCAACATAGACCAAGGCGCAGTCGTCGTGTGGGGTGATGTGGCCGCATACCTGTCCCAACTAAAGCGTCGTGCGCCCCACTCAAAGATGAACTTCACACGCGTGTCGAGGGAGGTGATGAGTGTGCTTGCCCGCATCACTGCGGACTTCGGGTTCACCGTCGTTCGTGCGACCAATGTGCTGGAGGCGTCGTCATACATCGTCAGCCTCCACGACAAGTTGGAGCGACCAGCCTCCCGTCATGGAGGGCGAGCGGTGCGCAGGGTATCTACTAACGATGTGCGAGCGGACATGTTGCTGACCATACCGGGGTTCGGTGAGGACATGGTGGACAACCTGCTGAAGCACTGTGGTAGCATCGAGGAGATGCTGGAACCTGACGCGCTGAAGGATGTCCCACGCATGGGAAAGGTGCTGCGCGCCCGCCTGTTGGAGGCCCTCTCATCTGAGGAGCCTGTGAAAGTTGAGAGGGTGAGGAAACAATGATTGTATTAATTGTATCATCGGTTGTATTGGACATTAAATACCTTTGACAACCCATCATAATTACACGGAGAGAATATCATGGCAAGGAATTGGGAAGATTATCAAGTGGTGCAACGGTTTCCGTTGTTGAGAGATTACATAAATGTGTTCGGCAATGTGTCGTACTACAATGATATGGCGGGGCTCATATCATTCTTCTATGCGCAGGGTCAGGTCTTGGTGGACCTCACGAGAATACCCATTGGGGGTTCACACCAAGACCCGCGTGTCCACCTGTTCTGGATACAGCCAACGAGGTCTGGTAAGACGATTGGGTGGGAGCACACCGGAGAAGTGATTGAGGAGATTGGGATTGACATAGCCAATTTCACCACAGGCTCCGACGCAGCACTCATCGGCTCTTGGAACAAGGAGGAGACTAGTGAAGGAACACAAACAACTCTGATACCCGGCGCTCTTGCAGGTAAAAAGTGTCTCAACATTGACGAGGGCAGCATCCTGTTTGACACAAAAAACAGGCATCTGCAGGAGGTCATCCTATACCTGCAACAAGCGTTGAACGCCGTCGGGACTCGTGCCAACATACTCACTAAACTTTTGAAGGATGGTGAGATTAATACTGAGTCTCGTATATCACTATGGTTGACTACATTCCCACCCGATGGTGTGCGTGAGGTCGTGTTAGGCAAGGGAGTGTTCCAACGGGTGCTGCTCCTAATCAGGCCTTGGGCAGTCGAACGGCGTGAGAATGTCAGTGAACGACGAATGAATACGGCGTTCAGGAAGCCGCCAGATTTTGAGCATGGTATAGGTGAGTTCAGAGATTACTTCCGAACCATACGAAAGAACTATCGTGACCGAATACTATCTCTCGCAGACATAACCCTGATAGAGTGGGGGAACCTTGAGTTCGATGAAATTAACCAAATCCCCACTGGTCAGGAGGCATTGGTGCAGAGCGTCATGTATGATGTGTGGGTCTTCAGCAATGACTACCACCCCCTCCTGAATGCACACAAGGACCATATGTACGAACTGGTCAGGTTGATGAACGAGCAGATGATGAGTGTGTGTGCCGCGTTCATCCCCAACCTGTTGAACTACACCATCATATTTTCAGTCCACATCGCACTGCTTGAGCAGTACACCCAACATGGTGAGGTGAGAGACTACAAAGTCACAGGTGACCACTTAGATATGGCGGCTGAAATCATCTACGACCTGTACGAGGACTTGGTGACTTGGTTGGAGTCCGAGATTGAACTCACACAGGCGACCGAGGCTCGCAAGATAAAGAAGGAGGCGTGGCGAAAGGCTTACGCATCATGCAAGGTTGTGTCAGTTGATAAGAAGGAGGGCGACTGGGTGAGGAAGGCTGAGTTACTGAACATATACGCCTTGGAGAATGGTGGCATCAGTCGCAACTCCCAGTTCCTCCATTTCAAGAACGCCAAAAAATTATTCAATGAGACTCACATAGGAGTATCAAAGTTCGTGCAGTGGGTGGAAGATTAATGTCCGATGTTCTTGCTCTCGATATTGAGACCAGTAATTATTCCTACGAGATAGGTGGTTGGGACAAGACCCATCTGTTCAAGACCACAGTCGTTGCCACCCATGATGGCCATGACTCCACTGTGTTCTGCAACGAGGACATAGATGTGGACGCCACCGTTGAAGCACTCCACCCACGCATCCTCGGTGACCACATCCTCAACCATGTCGAGGCTGGTGGTGCATTGGTCGGCCACAACATACTACGGTTCGACCTCCCTGTTCTTCGGGACTCGCTCGATTGCTTTGCCGCAGGTGAGATACTGCGTAGCCATCGTGACAATATACTGGATACCTCTCAACACCTGCGCAAGTCCACCGGACTGATTGGTGACTCGTTCTTTGTCACCCTCGACGATGTGTGCAAGCATACGCTCGGCCAAGGGAAGGGTGCGATGAAGAGCATTGACGCACCAAAGGCATGGAATAATGGTCATCATTCTGAGGTCGCCAAGTACTGCTTGGAAGACACAAGGTTAAATTGGGGATTGTGGCAGCATGGGGTTGAGGAAGGAGTCGTGAAGTCCCGGTCGAGATGGACAGGGGACATAGTTGACTTGGAGGTTGATTGGGAATGGGAGAAGGGAGAGACACCACTACACAAAAGGCACAGCAGTTGAACATAAAGGCAGCAATCGCGGTAGCGAATACTGTCCGTTCCACGCTTGGGCCATTGGGTATGGACAAGATGTGCGTAGACCCACGAGGACACTTCGTGGTGAGTAATGATGGAGCGACGATACTGCGTGAACTGGATGTAGCACATCCGGGTGCGCAGATGGTCGTGAACATGTCAAAGACACAGGAGGTTGAATGTAGGGATGGCACAACGAGCGTGGTTGTCATTGCAGGTAAGTTGTTGGAGAACACCGAGGGGCTTCTGGTCAAGGGGATACACCCGAACACCATCTGCAATGGATACCGGAAGGCTTCGCAACAGGCGCTGCGTCTGTTGGATGACCTGAAGTTGGACGAGGTGGACCTGAGGGCAGTCGCCACAACAGCAGTAACCGGAAAGGCCGCAGAGCAGAACATCGAACATGTGGCAGAACTGTGTGTCAATGCCATTGAACTCACCAAGGGAGACGAGTCACGCATCAAGGTCATCAGTCAGGTTGGTGGGTCATTGGATGACTCACACCTGTTCGACGGCGTGATTCTCAACAAGGAGTTCGGCTCGACCGCCAACCCCACAGACCTGCGTGGCGGGGTGCTGCTGGTCAACACAGGTCTAACACCCCCACCCATGCATGACTCGATGCGTGTGCAACTGGGGTCGATGGATGCGGTGCAGCAGTTCCAGATTGCTGAGACTCGTATGCTTGTAGAGCGCGCCCAGTCAATCATCAGCCTTGGTGTGGTATCCGTGTTCGTGCGGGACAATGTGCATGAGGCGGTCATCCACACACTGGCACAGGAGGGAATCGGCATCGTGACACGAGTGCCAACCACCGACCTACAGGCAATCAGCCATCTAACCGGCTCACCCATCTATCACATGACCGAGGATGCGAACCCCGACTCGCTCGGTGATGCGTCGGTGGTGGAGAAGGAGATAGGTGACATTCGATTCGTCACCATCGAGGTCGACAAACCCGATGTCGTCACTCTCGTCCTGCGTGGTGCCACGCGACAGACGGTGGATGAGTTGGAGCGGGCATTCGATGATGCCATAGGAGTCTCATCATTAGCCTACCGTGACCAGATGGTGGTTGCCGGTGGCGGCAGTGCGTTCTCATACATCAGCCACCACATCAATACCGACATCGAGGATGGTAGAATCCGCCTTGCTGTTGAGGCGTATGCCGAATCATTGCTTTCCATACCGATAACGATTGCCGAGAACGCGGGACACAACCCCCTCGATATAGCAATCAAGGTCGAGGCCTGTGAACTGGCACACTACGCACCCGACATTGAGTCCGGTGACATGGTTGACATGTCGTTGGAAGGTGTCATAGAACCGTACCGTGTGGTGCGACAGGCCATACAGTCGGCAACCGAGGTCGCCATTGCTATCCTACGCATAGATGACATCATCGGACGGCGGGGAGACGAGGAGCAGAATGGGCAAACTGCTTGAGGCACTGAAGCAGGAATGCGAGGTGTGCGGGGAGCGGGTGTTCGCTATACGCATCATCGGCAAGTACATTCGCACCCTCAACCGCATCCTGATATGGGAATGCCCCGAGTGTCATCACCTGTGGCAGAACCCGCAGCGTGATGAACTAGATTAGTTGATGCCATCAGACATAGGATAGACGATACCATGTCTGTCCATCGAACACATACTGTGCGGTCTTGCCTGCTTCAATAATCTGATTCGATATACCAGTGCCATTGAATCGAATGTTGTCATGCGAACCATTTGTATTCTGAATCCATATCATGTGACCCTCAGGGAACTCACCGTCTGGTGTGTAATCAAGTGTATGTGTAGTACCAGATGGTGCTGTAGTACAATCAGTGATGAATACTTGGTCGCCGTATGATGTGAACTTCCATACCTTGTTGCCACTTGTAGTCAGTTGAAACTTGTCTACTCCTTTTGAACCCAACCTAACAGTGGTCATTGCCCCACCTGCCGCCAATGATTGTTTTGCATTGCCCTGACCTGAATAGTACAACACATCAGTGGGTGTCTGTGCATCAGCATAGGTGGCCGTAGTCGAGTCGTATCCGCCCTGTGGTCCCAAACCAAAGTCAGGACCAGATGATGGGGGAGTGGGGTTAGTGGCATCGTTAATCGACGCCTTCCAGTTCTGATGACTGACCCATATAGCAGACACATCAATCCTGTTTGAACTGGTGGTGCCGCCGAAGTCGCCCTGTTCATCATGACCTGCACCATACTCCAAGTTCTTCAACTGAACATCGTTGTTGACACCTGTGTTGTATGCGCGCACTACGGTGGATGCACCCGCAGTAGTAGATGATGTGGTGAGTGGAGTCATGTACTGTGGGGTGGTGTGCAAAAACACTCGCTTGTCATTGACCTCAACTATGTCGATAAGGTCACCACCCCCACCCGATGGGTTGTGGATGGCCCGTACGACCGCCAGAACGGTCGTCTGGGCATTCTTCTCGGTCACTCCGGTGATGGGGTCGGTCAGGAATCCGTCTGGCACAGGAGGGAACACGCCTGTTGATGTGGTAGTGGGTGTTCCACCAAGCACCCTGACACGGCTGTTGCTGACGGATGCATTGGAGTTCCCCACGAGGTAGATGACATACACCACCTCCTCACCAGATGCCAGCGCAGTGCTCGTCACATAGTTCTGAGCGTTCTCCAGTGTGAGGGTGATGTTGCTCCCCGGTCCACCTGCGAACTGGTACAGTGCGCCATCCAACACACAGAACCCACCATGAACCCTCAAGGTGTACGCAGACAACCGCTCACAATGGCCCGGTGCGTTGGTCATCACCTCGTTCCGGTTGGCTTGGTCCCTCGCACCATCCTGTAGGCGTAGGATACCGTTGCCATGAATGCCCTCCACTAGGTTGGTGAGTGACGGAGATGTAATCACATCACCATCTCGTAGTCCATCCACCCCTAGGGTGATGTTCGCTGCTGTGTGACCGGACTTGGGGTTGACCATCTAACTCACCTCGATAAGGAATGAAAAGTGTAATTCGTTCTGCGTGTTCTTGGTGATTGCCCTGATGTCGGTGCGGTATATGGGGATGAACTCATCAGTGGATGCGTCCTTGTGCTGCAACACGACCTCCTGTACATCACTCTTGGGGAAGTCATAGGTCGTTCCGAACCTGCCCTCCACGAGGATTGTCTGGTCATCCAACACCCTGACCGTGGGAACGATTCGTGCCAACGCCCTCGCTCCTCCATCATCTGCGCTCGCCTGTGTGCCATCACTACCGATGACCAGTTCATTAATTTTCGCTGCTAGTTGGTCTACTAAAAACCGTCTAGCGTGGTTCAATACTGGCATTATTTTTTCCCTCCTAAAAACACCAATTGTTCTGGTGGTATAATCTGTTTTGTTCTTGATTCACTATCTTGTTTTATCTTCGCAGGGTGTGATGTATCTAGTGGTTCCCCACGAATACCCCACATATCTGAACCAAATGCCTGAGCAAAATCTTCACTAGGGGTGAATGATACAGTCGGGTCATGTTCCGCTACCATCTTCTCCCACTCTTCATCTGAGATATGGTATTGTGGGTCAGGGTGGTCATCAAGTTGTCTAAACCAATCTTCATTATTCGCATATTCATTCTGTGGAACAAGACCTTGTTGATGAATCAATGGTCTGACTTTTTCATGTGAACCATGATAATACTTCACAGGTTGTTTATCTGGATAATCCTCAATCCAATTGTATAATTTGGTTTGGCGTTTCAACACTACCCAAGCAACATCAATTGGTTTCATTCATCAATCCTCCTCGCTATCATTTCTGGAATCTGTTGTGTTATTCTTTTGTTAGCCCCAAGCATTCCTTGTCTAGGTGTCTTTGTTTCTATATCAAAATCATCTTGGTATAGTTCTAGCATTTCTGGTGTAGCATAATTTGATACTACCACAGGGCCGGGGTGTGCTAACGCTGCATCCCGCACAGCCGTTTGTAGTTCATCTCCAAATCCACCTTGTCCATATTGCCCTTGTCTCTTAGGGTATGGTGGGTCAATATATCCAAAAGAATTACGACCAAGACCTCGCATAACATCACGGAAATCTCGGTTGTCTATTTTCCATCTATGCATTGGTCGTTTGTATGATGTTAAATCAAAGGCTCTCTCTAAGTTTGGACTACCATGACCACCAGATGACATTAGCCTTCCTTGCTTGTTATGTTCCATCAATCCACTGTGTCCTCTTCTGTTAAGTGCAAAGTATAATTGAGCCGCTTCTACTGAATGAGGGTCAGTCATTTGTAGATGGTTATATCTATCTTTCAATTGCTTATAGTTATCCTTTGTATTAGGACCAAAGTTAGGGATAGTTAAACCTCGTTTCAAATGTCTTTGGAAATTAACAAGAGGAGAACTAGTATCATTCCACGAACCATGCTTTGGATTTACACCCATAATTGCTGCACCAGAGCCACCAAACACATCATGGAACGAGTGTGTATCTCGGAATGGCTCATATAATTCTCTCAACTGAGGCACTAACCATCCTTTACCACCATAATAGTTTAATGGTGTTGGTAGTCCTGCAATGCTGCGAGGTTTGAATCCCTCCATAGCGGCTAGACCACGCGTAGGATGAGAATGATGGGTAACAGGGAATGTTGGTTGCCCCGCTACTGCCTTCAACACAGCCCACGCTGCTTCCATCGGCATCACTGTTCACCGCTCTCCCAATACCTACCTGCTCTCAAATCATCGTCTATCATAGTCGGATTGAAAAGGTCGTGCCACCACTGCTGTGATAATTGGTCGTTTTCCTCCCCGTATGCCTCATGTCGTGCGAACGCTCCTCCCAAACGCTCGGTCTCGTTGTTGGTTCCATAGTGAGCATCCTTGAGTTGCCCGAGAGCCGTGACTGTGGTTTTCATCCTCTCCCATAAAGGGGCAATTTCCTCCCATGTGTAACGCGTGTCTTCCACGGCCTCCAAAGCCCGCACTGCGAGGTCGGCCTCCTTCGCCGCCGCCAAATACTCATCGTTATGGAAGGCGCGTCCCTTCAACACGCGCCACGCTGCTTCCATCGGCATCATTTTGTCAGCACCTTCCTTCTAGAGCGGCATACCCTCGTCTCGTGTGAGCGGGGGCGAGCATAGATTACCCTTGCGTCATTCGTCCATGTTTTATCAGCGCCAAACGAGGTCACGATATGGAATGTCGTGCTAGTGATGGCGTCATATGCTGCTGAGTATGCTAGGCTGTCATCTTGTGCAACAATCATTATCGTACCAGTTGCAGGGAATCCGTCAGTAGATGCCACAGTCAACAGTTTGGTCGCATGGATGTACTGTGCTGACCCACTACCAGCAATCTTGGTGGACAATGACGCACCTACACCAATGGCACCACGCGCTGCCTTAGTCATGTCTGTCGTACCGATGGCAGAAGTGATGTTGCCTTGCGAGTACCTATGACCGATGATGAACCCTGCGTGTTTGTCGGGCGTGGCGTTGTTCACTGTCTTGATGTCATCGCTGTGGTTCCGGGCTAACGCCCCGACGAGGGTGAAGGTGCTGACGGATGGGATGACGAACAGACCGATGCTTCCGGTGTTGCTGTTCTGTAGTGTGCGGATTTGCTGCGTCAGGTCTGGTTCGGTCAGGTCGTTCTGCAACTCACCCCTACCTGTGAATCCGGTGAGCATTCTCTCGATACCAGTCTCAAAGGTGGTGAAGTCGAGGTCGGTGGTGTGGTCACGCAGGGAGTGGGTCGCCTCCAACACCGCCACATACCGCTGTGAGCCAGTGGACGGGGCCTTGTAGTGGACGACATCGCCGGGGCCGATGTCCCATGAGTTGATGTGACCCTTGCTTCGCAGCACATTCTGTGCCTTACGGTTCATGCGGAGGTACTCACCGGCCACCCTACGAGCAGCCGTCTCAGTTCGTACCACAGGGTCTAATATCTCCATCGTCTTGATTGAACCTTGCTTCTTCTGTAGTTCTCCATCATCCACCACCACCACTATATCATCATTGTTGGCTCGTTGTTTGCCCAGAATCTTCAGACGGTTGGCGAGCCCCACCAATGGTTCGCTTTGAACAGAGTTGACCCCTGTGGTTTCCCCGAGTGTCCGGTCGGTCAACAGGAACACTGATGGAGCATAGAGGAGGTTTCCAAATCGGTCGTAGAACATGGTGTGTCCATCATGACGACCTACGAATCGCAGTGCTGATATGAGATTAACGCCTTGGAAGTTGGCGGACAGGAACCTCGTCGAGTGTCGCACGAGGTCTGCGCCCTTGTAGTTTGTACTAGTCGCACCCCCACGAGGCCCGGTGAATGACAACCCGATGTCAACCGAGTTCAATGAGTGTGGGACTCCGATGAACAGTTGTTGAATCAGGTCTGTGGTGCGTAGACCTATATCCACTGTTTGACCTAGCCTCACAGTCTTTTCAGTGAACTCGATGCCCTCAAGGGTTCGACCCCTCATGTTCTGCAGTGTCAACCTTGACCCGTAGGTGGCGGTATGCACCTCCTTGGGCCGCAGTCGTTGCTCAGTACTCTCCTCCTCTGCGAACAACAACAGCGGGGGGGCGCTTGAGGATGATGACAACTTGTTCCCATCGAAGTAGATGGCCCCGGTGTATCGTGAGCCATCACGCGTAGGGTGTGTGAGGCGCAGACCGTCCTGCTCCTCTATGAGGCTGTATGTTCGGTCGTGTGCATACTGGAAGTCCGTTCCCAACGGTGGTGTGACCTTGAGTATGGTTCCCTTGGTGTTGCTTCGCTCACGCGTGTATTCAGCATGGAGAACGGTGTTGTCCACGAATGCAGGGACACGAATAACTGATGTCACCTCGTTGAATATGGTGTCCTGTCGGCCCTTCGGTGGGAATGCCTGTGTTGATGCCATCAGTAGTCCACCGTCCTGAGGCTCCCAGTGCCTGTAGCATAGTAATCATCTGGTGTATCGTCATCATGGTCTGCCGTATTGAAGTCGGTTGTCGCATCTTCACCCTTCGGGTGTAGCGTCTGACTGTGCCTTGGCTCCACCGTGTAGTCATACCTCACCGTCACATCACCATCATCGTCCTCGGTGCCTTGGCGTCGTGATGCGTCGGAACGGTAGTGCTGCAGTGTGTTCTCGCTGATGATGAGACGAGCAACGGCATCTGCCAGTGTTGGTGTCGTTCCATCTACACCTGCCCCACGAATATATGGGCCATGAGACTTGTTGCTACTGAAAGAAGTACCCCCTTTGTGGTCTGGGATGTACGATGCTACATATGGCCCACTGGTTGGTGATGGGTTTGTTGTCTGGACATATCTCCCACTGGTCACTGCCCGAGCATTGGGCATATCATAGTTGAACAGCCCATATCGACAACCCCCTGTCATCTTAAAGAATGTTGCATGGCTAGATGATTGGGGTCCCTTCAATGTTGCTGGGCCTCGTGGCCTGAACAATGCTATATGGCGACTGTCAAGTGTCATGCACACTCGGAGTAGGAATCGGATTGTCTTGTCTGTGGCATTCGTCCTTCGTCGCATTGGGTCATTCACACCGGCTGTGGCATTCCCTTGATATGGGTTCGATGTTGGCCCGAAGGTGCTTAGTACATACGCAGCATTGGCTGTGTCTATGCCCCAGTTGTAGTCATTGAATGGCTCCACATGGCTAGACACCTCCATGATGTAGTTGCCTCCCATCGGAGATACACCATGAGCGTTGTTGAATCGTAGCACACCACCCTCACCATCGGCCCACACATCAGTACCCGCTGTCTTAGACATGTCAAGGTGGGTTATCCCTGCACCGATAGTCCCTACTCCTGATGAACTGTACAGGTCAATAGTTTCAAACGAACCTTGGAATATGTACCGTTGCCCTACTTCACGGTCTGTGTGTAGGCTGGTTGCCTGTGTTGCCTGAACAATGTAGTTTCGTGGGTCATTGTCACTGGCCTCGGTGACGGTCATGGAATCCAACCCGATGCGTGGTGACAAGCGAGATACGGGGTCATAGAACGATAATCCCTCTGCTCCAAACACCCCAGATATCTGTTCGACATTCGCTCCGACCATGCCCTCGGGCTTCAACAGCCCATCGGTGTCTGATATGCCAAGACGACCACTGATTCCACGAGGCACCTCGTAGTCCTGTAGCGCATCGTTGCGTGGTCGCAACAGGCCGGTGGTGAATGGAGGTTCTGCAGTGTGATATGACATCACCATACCTATTGGGTTCATAGTGGTGTCCACATCCTGCAGTATGTACTCGTTGAAGAACACCGGGTATCTGGAGCCTCGCCCATCACCTCGGTCACCAACACGAACACTGTCAATCGGGTTGAAGAAGTCTGCTAGTTTGGTGTAGTAACTACTGACCGCATCGAAGACGGCGTTGTTGGATTCATTGCGATTGCCTTGTTGCACAGACGGTGGCTGCACTGTGTCTGGATGCATGAAGAACAGTGATGTGGCAGGTAGTGGGAATGGTAGGACATACCTCCATGCCTCCGGGTCGAATGCCGGTCGCACTCCGAACCCACGCACAGGGAATCGGCGGACATCCTCACCTGTGGTGTTGCCCCACCAGTCGACCACATAGTACATGTTTGCCTTCACGAGGTCTTCGATGCTCTTGCCTATATGGTCGCCGGGGAACAGCCGCCTTGACTTGTCATCGTTTCGTAGGACTCGGATGGGGCAACCGAACGGTCTGGTCATGCGACGACCATCGCTATACCTGACCTGCCAAGTGGGGAGGTCATGGCTGAGCAACGCAGATGCATTCGTCTGTCTCTCAATGATGCCTGTTATCGTCCCATTCGCAAGGGTCGCTGTGTCATTGTTTGGCGTGACTGCACGACTTGTCCAAGTACCACTCTCCGCTTGAACGAATGGCCCGTTGAAGTATGCGTAGTGACCATTGCTATGTGAGCCTGATGCTGCATCTGCAACGCTCTTGATTGCGATAGCCCACTTGGGTCGATTGTATGGCTGACGCACCGAGAACCGATAGCCAAAGCAGTAGTTCCGCGTCCAAGGAACACCGTCGTTCGGTGTGGTTGGGAAGTTGGCCCATGCTGCAGTCACCGTCTGGTCTGTTCGTATCTCCATTGGGTCTAGTGCCGGTCCAGCATTATACTGGGCCGTGTACGCTATGCATGACCCAGAGAATGGGTCGGCTACATTCCAGCCTCGCTCGACATCACCCCACATGTCCAACCGTGATGCACTGGCTCCGTATCGTGTCCCTCCGGGCCAGAACCCACCATAGAAGAACTTGGCACCTGATGGCATCACCGTTGGCGCTATGGGTGCGACTGAGTCGGGGTCCTCTGGCGCATTGGTAAGTGATGGTTGGATGAGATTTAGCACCGCACCAGATATGACCTTGGCCTCAAATGTGGTAAGGACACTAGTCCCACCACTAGTTGCAGTCAACCTGTTGGTGCCATATGTAATGGTGAATGTCACAGTGCCGGGAGCAGTGTATGCCCTCGCACCACCACACTCAAGATAGAACCCATCAAATGTCCCACCATCTGCTCCAAAGTTGTTCACATGACCTCCTGTTAGTGTCGCACGATGGTTGGCATTATCCCATGCACCTGTCGATGTACCACTTACAGACCTGTGGGACATTCCCTTCATGCCAAGTGCGAATGGGCCGTTGCTGATGGCATACGAGAACTCGTGGTAGTGAACCATCTCAAACGATTCGGGCATGATGTTGTACGGCTTCTTGTTGACTGGTGGGTATGCATCATTCCGACCTCTGGCGTGTGACCCATCGGATAACTTGGTGTATGGGCGACCCAGATTGTGATGCCACATGCACAGGTATGCATCGGCCATGTGAAGGCTGTTGGTGTCTCTGGTGCCGGACAACAACTGTGGTAGTGTGCGTGGTAGTGGGCTGATGGTCTGGTCAGTGTAATTATCGCCCGGTGAGAAGTTGTTGTGCGCGCCCATCAACCGGAGGGTACCCCCATTGTAGAGGCTGTGACTACTGGTCAATACATTCCATATGGGGGAGGATGCACCTAGCCCATCTGCCGGGGTGAATACGAGGAACCTGTCTGTATCCCCAGTGGATGCCCCACTGGTCCCACGAGCCGTGTATGTTGCAAAGTGCTCTGTGCCAGCGGAATCAATCGTGACAACCTTGCGCCCGTATGTCGCACCGTTCAATGGGAACAGAGCGTTGTCATCAACAGACAGGGTGACACTAGCGGCGGCAGTGGGGTTGGCTACAACCTTACATCGTGGGTTGAGGCTCTGCAGTTCACGAGTGTATGGTTCATAGAAGTGAGTGGGATAACCGGCGAGTGTGATTTGGGCGCTGATGGCACCAAGTGTGGAGCGATTGAACAGATAGTAGTCATCCACGCCGAACAAGGTGAGACCAGAATAGTTGCCAGTCTGCACACCGATGGCCCACCAAGGGATGGTCAAGGTGTACCCCGGTGTGGCTCGCTTGAACGCGGTAGGATGATATGGCAGCGAACGACGAGTGAAGGGAGGACTCATCGTCTCGTTCACACCCAACGGATTGAAGTTCGCCAATGGTGGTAGTGAGGTGAATTGCTGACCCGGTGCAGGGTCGATGTCCAGCATGACTTCATTGATGTAGATTTCACATCCTCTCACATCAGCGGATACGGTGTCTGCTAGGATTAGACTGCTACCACCATAGGTGGCCCAGTCATGTACGACACCGACAACAGTTGCCACCTGTTGGCCAGTAAGGTTCAATTCAAGGTCTGCCTCAAAAGCACCATCTGCTGCATTACGAGGCGAGGTTGTGTCGCCAAACGGTGTGTTCTCATGGAATCCAGTGATTTGCTGGCTGAAAATGTTGGGTTGGATAATGATTTGGTATGCCCCCACCTCTAATGGGTCAGGGAAGTGAGAGGTCTGGGTGTGTTGGTTGGCTGCCTCCAATATGATGACATGGCCACCCTTGCTGTTCACCACCCCTGCTACACCAGAAGAGGCGAGGATGCCATACCCGTCGAACCGAACCTTGGTCTCAGTCATCAGTGTGAATGCCCCACCGTGGATGTCAGATGGTGCATAGTTCGGTGTCAGGTTGGAGAACCAGATGTTGGGGTCCATAGTTGGGAGGGCGTTCGCATTACCGCTGTTCTCATCTATATTGCTATCAAGCGATGCGTAGGCTGAACCAGCACAGGCTAGGTGGTCACGGTATAGACCTTGATACAATGGGTGTGCCAAGTGACCCGGCATCATGGCCATTGTCGCATTCACATAGTGGTGACCCATGCGTGGAATGGGCATGGGCGTCAACTTGGGTGCAGTGATGAGGGTGTAGGGATTGTCAGAAGTACCGGCATTCAACTTGTGCCATTCGATGCGTGGCATGTCTGGGCTGTCACCGCTTATCTCAGCATGGTCACGCAGTCGACGGGCAGCAAACAGGCGGGTGGTTCCTGCAGGTGTGTAGTAAGATGGATGGATGGTAGCGTCATCAAATGTAGAATCCCACCCCGGCCCGAACACAACACCAGTGAACTTGGTGGAGCCAGTGGTGATGCCCGTATAGGATGCGATGGCTACCTTGCCCGCTGAGTTGGTGGCCACCAAGAACCATCGCCCTGTCCCATCATTGAGTTGTTCATCTAGATTACCAAATACTGGGCCTGATGTAAGACCACTCACAGTCGCATAGTGTACTGTTCCATCATACACAAGTTCGACGCCAGTGAACACAGTCTGATTGACGGTGATGTTGTCACGCACCACGAGGTTGGTTGCACTGCCACCTACAGGTGTCCGATGCAGGAACTCAACTGAGCCAACATCCTCACGCTTGCTGTAGGATATGTCCATCTTGGTGATGTGAAAGTAGAGAGTGCGGTCATGGGGTTCGTATGCCGTCTGTAGTGGTGCATCGTTTGTGGCACCGTCCCAACCAGTCTGGAATGAATCTGGGAAGTCATGCGAGGTGCCAATCTCCTTTGAGTCTGCTGAGTTATTGCTCGGTCCCACTGAAATCTGTTCCCAATTATTGTTTTCCCAAGTCGGCCATGTAGCCACATCTGGGCCACTGCCATCGAATGCCTTGGATACGAATGAGGTTGGTTGGCCGGGATGCTGAAGCCCACCAGTGCCGATTGACTCATTCTGGTATGCCTGTAGGCGGTCGAACCCGGAGCGCACCACGATGTTGCCGGGGATGGTGTTTGGGTCTGGCAACTGGATGCGCATGTTCGGACTGTTGCCTGACCCTCCAAGGGCAGGTGCTAGGCCTTCGGTTGACCTGTCAGATATCTCCTTGAAGTCACGAATGATGCTTCCGAACGGGGAGCCACCCTCGATGGTGTGTTCTTGCCCTGTGTCATCAATGACAACCATGCTTTCAAACTGGATGTCCTCGTTGGGGATGATGAGTGCGTTCCTGACTAGATGAGGGAATCGCTCAGCCAGTTGTGGGTGTGCCAGTTCCTGTGCTTGGATGACAGGGAACATGGCGCTGTTGGTCGTCTCAAACGAGAACCGACAGTTGCCATAGGTTGTCTCACCAGTCTTGTAGTAGTTGGTGGTGCCGCTTTGCTTGCGCCATGTCCAAGGTACTGCTCCAAGACCTCGGGCGTTGGGTGCAGGTAGTGATAGGTTGCCACCATCCATGCGCTTCCAGACTATGTGGTTCACGCCGAAGTTCAATGATGATGTTTTTCCGGTGTTGCTAAGGGGGTCATGCCAATATCGGTGTGGCTCATTGTCAGCATCGAATATGCCGGGGAATGCTGAGCCATCTCGTATCCCACCCAACCCATTCGTGTCTTGATATAGGGCATTGGCCATACCCAACCATTCCTTGGATGTGAACAGGTCACCAGTCTGGGCCGCACAGTTGTCTGCAAGTGCGTTGTCGGCACCGTCATTGTTCACAGCCCCCCACTTCATATTGGTCCTCTTGGTGTTGTTAGTGGTGGGGTTGTCCATCCCGGCTACGACCTGTGCCTCCACATATGGCCCACCATTGGCTGGACACCAGTATCTACTTGGATTGTGGATGTCATTACTCCATGCAGTCGTGCGAAGGAGGCTCTCTGCTCGCGGTAGTACGGCTGTGTTATTGGTGTCAGCAAAGCCGGGTGGTGTCATTGAACTACCTCCGGGTGCTGTATCCCATATCCCACTCAAGAAGTCACCACACCCACTTTGTCCCAACCTGTCAGCGCGGGCAATCAACGGTAGTTCTCCTTCATGGCTGATGACGACAAAGTGATGTTCATGGGTTCCCTTCGTCTTGTTCATGTTGTTCATCCATCCAGAACCGTACTGTACTGCTGCTGCTGCTGCTGCTGTGGTACTGTACTGACCGATGTAGTTGGAATAGTGACAGTTCAACCCGCTTCCATATGGTGAGAATGACAGGAATGGATGCCATGCGCCCAAACCTCGACTGATGCCCCAGTATCCCTTCTCCACTATACCCAGTGAGTTGAGCATTGAGTATCGCTCCCCATGCCATCCAATGGCACCAATGGGTCGTGTCCGGTCTATCGCATCGGTCAGGCCATTGAAGTGTACATGAGTCCCTGCCAATGCATCCCACACATACTTCTGTGTGGTGGACAATGATGAGTCTCCAACAGAGAACAATTGGGATAACTGATTGGATATACCACCATTGTCCCATCGGTGGTTGCCAGTCTTTGTCCAGATGTGCATGACAGGAGCCTTGTCGCCCGCAGCATCTGGTGTCACAACATGGCAAGCAGGTTCCAGATATATGTGACCCGGATAGGTGCTTCCCGGCCCAGATATGGTTCGCTTTGTGGCATCCACAGTTGGGTCTTCTACGATACGCATACCAGTTCGATAGTTTCGACCGATGAAGATGGAACGATTTGCTCCAGTTGCTTTTACTCCGGTGTCATCACTACGAGCGACACCACGATAGAACCCATAAAATCCTCGGTCATTCATACTAGCGACTGTATCAAGACTCGTATCGGCTCCGACATACCGTTGGACCGCTCCAGCAGTATCTAGGAAGAACCTCGCCCAACCTACATAGGGTAGTGATGGTGGCATGTAGTAGGTCGACCCGCTGATGCTCAGACTCATTCCAGCATCGCGGGCGGGGTCTTCAAAATGAGTACTTACTGCACCAACATGTGTCAAGTGGTCAGCACGACCGTTCAATGAGCCTGTACCAGCGAGAGTCTCCATCGGTAGTTGGACCCAAGAGTAGCGGTCCTGCTTGTGTGCGTGTTGGAATGATGGTAGGAATGTGCCACCTAATGCCTTGAGCGCTCCTGAACCCGGCCACTCGTTGATTGCACATGAGATGACTGCACCTAGTTCCTCTGAGTTCTGCACACGCGTTGCGTCGATGATGATTACATCGCGGTCTACATCTCCCTCGACACCACCTGAGTAGTTGTCCTGAGCGTATCCCCAATCTGCAACCAGACGGCGTAGCATGGGCGCACCGACTCGGAACATGGCAGCATTGTCACCGACACGGTATGCAGCATTGAATGCAAACCCAGTACCATTCATGTCCGTCGATTGTCGCCACGGATACGAGTACACGCCGAAGTTGTTTGGGTTGCGTACGACTCGGTCATCGAAGAAGTGACCGCCCGGTGCATGTCCACCATCCATGTGCCATGAAATGTCTGCAGCGGTAGCATCTGCGTGTAGGTTGGAGAAGTCAAGGACTGGGCCGGCTGTAGGTGCGCCACCAGTTGCTGGGGTGGCATGACTAGCACCCACGATGGACTGCGATAGTGCTGTGAATGGGTGCGCATTGCCGACTGACCCAAATGACCAAATGTTGGCAGTTGGGGCTATGTCAAGACTACCATCGTGACGAAGGAAGTGGTCACTCAGGTATCTCCCATATTCGGCCCCTGCTTGATTGTACTGTGCTGCATTAGGGTCACCCTGAGCAGGCTCCCAGTTGTCTACTCCCTGCCATCTAGCAGTGTTAGTGACCTGATATGCCGTAGTTGGTGGCATCCACCCAATCGCTGAACTCCAACCATACAACCCCACCGTCTTTGTGCCTGTCGCCCATGTCGTGGCATGACCATGACTAATCTCATTGGGCAGGTATGCGTATGATGGTGTGCCATACCATCCCAATGCATTCGCACCAGTGGGGCCAGATATGTGATACGGATAACTGGGAACAGCACCTGCTGGGCGTTGCATCTTGACACTATGCAACCCCCCAACAGCCATGCCTACAGATGGCTCACGGATGGATGTAGGGGCTGAGTATGTGTCATACTCAGTCTGGAAGAAGTGTGGTACAGATTGACCCGGCCCGAAGATGAGGTAGGTGGTGGAGGTCTTGACGGTTGCTGATTGAGCATCCTCGTAGCGACCAAAAGGATGGGCGAATCGTAGCACTACAGGACTTGGTTGTGTCTGAACTACCGTCTGGCCGTCCTCTAGATACCCTCCAGACCCAGAGTCATCATCCGGTGTGTCAGTGGCGGTAGGTACATTCCCAGCGCCCTGTGCCATGTCTGGTGACAACTGCATATCCTGATTGTAGAATGGTGGGGCCGGCACTCCCTTGTGTTGGTCAAGGTACGCTGTACCGGGGAACATGGCGAGCATGGCTGTGGTGTCGAGTATGCAGTGTGACCCCATCAGTTCGTTGGCGTTTTGGATGCCCGCACAACCTGTGGGGCCGGATGAATACGGATGGGTGTAGAAGTCCGTGTAGTCATTCTGTGTGCCATCATTGATGTCCATTACGGCCCCGCTGAAGCCGCCACCGAAGTAGAGTGGCACACTATGGTCTGGGCTGTCTCTCGCACCTCGGAAGTAGACATACGGTTCTGCCTGTTTGTTGGAGCCGGTGGTACGCATACCATCAAGCAACGGCCTGTTGCCCCACAGCGCTAGTACACACATGTCCTGCCCAATAGCGGCATCGACTAGACTATCGAAATCTTCACTCTCGGAGTTCTGTCTGGCAGCGGTAAGTACTCCTGCTCCGGCAAAGATGTCTCGGTTGAACACATGCTTGTGACGAGCACCATAATCATCTGTCACTGGTCCTACATCAAGGGCATACGCCTCCACACTACACCACTCACGGTCACTGAACCATACGGTGTATCGCTCTGAATACGATGCATCCTCCCCTAGGTTTGGTGTAGTATAGAACGGGACATGAGTGGAACCTGCAGGACTAATCGTGTTGACATCTTCGGCCTTTGCCCTACCCACAGGTGCAAAGTGAAATGCTTGATGGACACCGTATGTCGCACTGTCAGTCAATGTTATTGTCCATGTGGATGCAGCCGTGTTGCCATCCACTATGGTGGCAGGATTTTCGGCGCGTGGGAGGATGTGGTCACCCGGCCAGTAGGTGTATCGTTCACCTCGGAGGTTCTGCTTCCAGATGTCGGTGTTGATGGGGTTGTTGTCACTGTCGATAATCACAGGTGTGGCTGTGTTCGCATTCGTTCCCCGATACCGAGTGGTGATGTGCAGAACTGTCTTGGGAATGTACCCACATGACAATTGCTGACCAGCATCAATGACGCTGTTGAGAAGGCCTCGCGTGGATGCTGATGTTGCCAATGCACCTATGGGACTCAAGTATGCAGTACCAGATATTGTGGTGCTGACCTGAGTCTCATGAACATGAGCATCCAATATCCCCCAATCTGGTTGCCGATTCACCTCAAAGAGATGGCGTGGGGCAATCACTTCTGTCGTGTTGGAATACGCCTTCACACGGATGGCAGTCGAACTCACTCCCCACTCACCGAATGTGCGACCATCTCCAGTGTACATCTCCGTACAATCAAAGGATGTGGCACCCACCTCATCACTGTTGGGGTCACCCATAGTGAGGGCATACTCGACAGCAGCCGCAATCAGTTCGTCAGTCACCAGTGTCGTCCAGTTGGGTGTAGGAGATATGCATACAGGTGCTTGAGCATCAGTATATTGGGTTGGGCCGATTACACCAGCAGCGAAGTCCTTAAGCCCAGTGGTGTCCAAACCCTCACAACCAAAGAATGAATGAGGCCCTGCCTTTCCAGCAGTTGTTCGATGAGTGTATGACACGAAGTATCCTGAATTACCCATCTCTTTTAGTGTCCCGGTCTTGGGTACGGATACTTGCATGACCCCGTTCTCCTTTGGAAAACCAAGATAACCGAGAACATCAACGGTCCCATCGGGTAGGTCATGCCATATCCCTGCATTGTCACGACCGAATGAACCAACAGTTCCAGCCCCACTTTGCAGCCTCAGAGTAGTAGCACCTGCTGCTGGCTTGACAACTGTGACAGCGTATGCACCCTCGTGGGCAGGTACACCATTCCAACGATTACCACAGTAGTTCTGGTTTCCGATGGTCGATAGGGCAACACCAGTTTTCCAATCATGTCCTGTCTTAATTCGATTGGCTGCATCTCCAATACCCTTCATGTGCTTCCCGATGGTGAACCCACCATCACCCACATTGCGGTCATCAAACCAGATGACGACCTCATTCTCCAGTGATGATGGTAGTTTCGTGTTGATGGATGAGAACACCTTTCCATACTGCTTGTAGACCATGCGAATGTTGTGGTTGCGTTTGAGGTGGTCAGTGAATTGGAATGCATACATCTGACTGTCGCCCACATCTATCATATCACCACTTGGTACATGAGTAGTGTATGCAGATGGCCCATTACTGCTGTAGATGGAGTGCGCACGACTGTTTTCACCATCACCAAAGCCCCATGTTCCCAAGTCTGGCGACCAACCGGGAATGCCACTGGCCACCAACCCACCACAGTTAATCTGTGCGTGGGCCTGTGTTCCGACTCTCAAACCTTGAATGATATGGGCTTCATTGTGTAGGTTCGTTTCACTACCAACCGTGTTTGATGCAGACCCAGCCCCTATGTTCCCACTGATGTTTGTCACTGTTGCGGTCCCTTCTGTTGCTACAAATGATTCTTGTACAGTCGGTGAGCGATTCTGAGTGTCATCCACATGAGTGGATGGTTCACTCGATAGTGTCATTTCATGCAGGGTCGTAATCGGCGCAAACGGCTTACCGTTCTTGTCAATTGGCATGGGTGCCGGATGCATACACTCTCCCCACTTCTCATCAGGCTGACAGTAGAAGTTGCGGAATCGCCCGCCATGCCCAACGAGGAACTGAGGCTTGTATGGCGCTTGGCCGCGACTGTTGTCCAGCCACGCACAGAAGTTGCGTCCTGTGGCACCGGGTATGGTGCTGTGGATGACGACCGTGAATCCCTCTACTCCATCAGTATCCTCGATTACCCGTCCGATATGTGCTCGTAGGTATCCCATGTGGCTACCTCGGTCATAGGAGGAGAATGCCTCGTCATCCCAGAATGATGCAGGGTCATGTGTGGAGCCTGTCACAGCGTAGTCTGCAGCGATATGGGCGAACGCTGGGTCGCCATCAAGGGACTTGCCGGGATACTGGTCTGGTGGGCGTCGAATGTTGGAACGGCCCTGCTTTGCTCCCGCTTGGTTGATGTATCGCACTATCTCCCTTGCTGCAGATTCAATGTTCGTGACACCCTCCTTCAATCCAATCTCACCAAGGTCAATGGAAAGACGGCGCACGAAGTCCATCTGCTTCCAATGGGGCAGGTTTGATAGGTCTGCGTCTGTCGTGGTCGAATCGACGGCACGAATCCCCTTGAGACAGAGGAAGGCCGGTATCGCCCTTGTTCCATTTGGTGTGTCGAATGTGATGGAGTTGAATCGCACTGCTGTTGCTGCGTGTGCATGAGCAGGAGTCCAAAACGCACCTGCCTCAGTCTCATCCTGCAGCCCTTGTCCATGATAATTCTGTGCCTCACTTAGACAACAAGCAGCATCTTGTGTTCGTAATGGCATCCTACCATTACTACAAGTCGACGGCATCCGTGTTGGCCCTTGCTCATAGTTTCGCTTGAAGAGATTGGTCAATTCCCACTTCATCAATGCATTGCTAGAAGTATCAGTGTTGTCGTTCCGGTCAACATTCAACACTACTTGGTCGATGTGGGCATATGCCCCTTCGATGAATGTCGATGTTCCAGTCGGACCACGAACCTTTGGACTCAAAAGGTATCCAGTGCTTGCATGGCTATCTATACCACCACCATCACTAGTGGTGTACGCCTTACTACTATCCTTACCCAACTGTTGTGATGTGAACCCATACGCCACATCCAAGTTGTCAATCTTGATTGCATCTGGAGATGACTGAACCTGCATATGCAAGTCGTTGAACGCAACTAACTCACGGTCACCTTTCACATCATACAGCAACACCCTAGCATGGGTGTCCTTCGACAGGTATGGGTCCACGAATGCCACGATGCGACCAACGGAGGGGTGACTCATGTTCTTCAGGTTCAACTCGATGGTCTTGTTCACATGTTGGGCAAAGTTCTCAGCCGTTTCACGACAGGTGTTGCCAATGAGGAAGTTCTCCAGAGGTGTGCTAGACCTTGAACGAGTGGTCATCAGACCTGACCCACCATTGAACCCATTCCAGACCTTACCCTCATCAAGAACCCCACGGCTCTTGCAGAACATTCCCTCAGTCGCATGGGGGTTGGTGTAGTGCATGTTCATCCAAACGGTGTCACCACTGCGTAGACCACCAGAAGCGTATGGGAACAACCATGATGCGTTCAGGACGGCGTCATCAATGACCTTCGGAAAAGTGTCTGCATATGCTCCGGGTGATACAGGACCATTGTTGGGGTTCACTTCCAATGACACCAATAGTAGGTCATCACCTTCCTTTATGTCAGCAGGAACCACTGCTGCCGCATATGATGTCCAATTCTTGACCGTCAGAATCTTGTGAAATCCTCTTGGATGCCATGTCTGCGCGGCGAAACCTGATGCGGACCCTAATGGGTTTGCACTTGAACCTCCAACTGCAAATGTCGTAGTGTAGTTGATAGCGAGGTATGCACCAGTACGCAGGTTTAGCACCTTCCAATCGAATATCGTCTTGGCACCATACCGTAGCATCGCTCCTATCTCAGGGAACAACTCGTCATCGCTCACCAAGATGGTTGACACTCCACCAGCGTGACCATAGTGTTTAACATTCCCACTCCATCTACCCGGTTGCAACTTTGGTAGGTGTGGATTCTCACGCGGCCCGTCCTTGAACTCGACCGCACTCACATATTGTTTCAACCCATAATCGACATTGCCTCCCTGTGTCTGCACATTTGCCATGTCGTGGTAGTATGGAGAACGGAACTCTTGTGCCTCTGAGACAGAATAACGGTTGTCATCAGCAATGGACACAACATTGTCATCAAATGTCTGCATCGTAGGGCTGACTCGCATTCCTACCTCTAGGCTTTCAAAGAATTGCCCTGACCTCGCATTGCTCTCACCTGTGTCATTATCCAATAGGATGAGATAGTTTGATGCCTTACCACAATAGTATGCCCACTCACCATTCTCAAGGAACACCTTGTTCGCAGTTATGGTTCCCCCGCCACGCCGATTGATTGATATTTCATCATCCCAGTCGTTGGCATCGGGGAATATGTCAATGTTGTCGACAAACAACCGAGGTTGATTACCATGACCACTTTGCTTCGATATTGTTGAAGTAGCAATAGTCCCCTTTGTCACCAGTTCCTGTGTGAATTGATAGCCATACGGCCCTACTACAGTTGTGTCAGTCCCAGCAATACCCCCACCACATGGGCGACGACCTACAGGGTTAGGACACCAGTTCTGTGCGGTTAGGGTAGCATCGAGGTTAATCCGCATCGAGTTGTCCGGGCCGGGGAATATCCCTTTGTCACGGTCCTCAAAGAAGTGGTATGGGAACAGTGGAATCTCAACCAGTGCTCTTGTAGATGCATACTGTGTGCCGAGTTGGTAGTCATGAGTGACACTACCCAACTTCTGAAACAACCTGTCTTGGATGGTTGTGCCATCTTCACAAACTGTGTCATCACCAATGTATGGGTCCACATAGATGTTCTTGCCATTTACTGCAGTATTGATTGCAACCCAATTTGCAAAGGTGGATTCTGTAGTCCCATCTGCATTGATGAACCAACCTACCATGTTCGTATCTGTAGTGTCAAACGCAAAGTTCCTCCCAATGATGTCATAGTAGGCCGCAGATGCACCATTGGCAAGGTGAATACGAGCAATGCCCGTACCCCCGGAACCACTACCGGGTGGAAAGCAAATGTGACCCCATGTGGCTAGTGATTCAGAGTTGTTGTTCATTGGTTGAACATATATGGTCTTGGGTACGGAGCCTACATCTACAGCCGATATGGTGGCACCGCATGGACGGCGTGTGTTCCATCCAATGCGGGCGATTGGGGATGGGTCATAGGTGGGCTTGGTGTTGATTGCTCCTTGCCCCGGCCCACCCAGTGACACAGCCACCACAGGGCCACCCGGAGATATCTCCTTGACAGGGTGTGAATCAGGAGATGCGTCTCCGGTGAACGATGCTTGAACACCCTTCACATCATCCATCAAACCGATACCACGCACCAACAGGCTACGCTTGGTGGTACGAACATCTTGGAACGACTTGATACGACCACGCATAAGCAGGTACTCAATGGATACGAAGTTCGTGTCAGTGAAATTGGTCTCTGAACCGACAAACTTGCTCAGTTGCATGGTTCTGCTTCGGATTGTTGGTTGAACGACAAACACCCGACTCTTCCCTTCAACCCAGTTGTCAATGATGTCATACGACTCGTGAAGATGAGTTCGGTGATTGCTTGCAGGTGTGTCGAATGCGCCATTAGCATTGCTTGATGCCTCTACTAGTGGAGATAGGATGAACTGATTTGGGGCAGTCGTCACTGGTGGGTCAAATCGTGCCTTTGCCGATGCCCCGCTTTGCAATGGCCGGACAATGAGTTTGTGATATGTAGAGGGGTGTGTAGTGGTCGCGACATGAGATGCAACAACCCCCTGTGGTGGCAATTGTGGGCTATCAGTAGATGCATTCGGCATATGATTGGACGGTATCATTGACTTGTCCAACTCAATCTCAAATGTTGTCCCACCTGTGTTGTCACCAACCAGTCGGTGGTCATCCATCGTCACGCTCCCTGTCCCGATGTCCTTGTCATCAATGCGAATCATCCCACCCGGCGCATGGATAGTCGTACCAGCCGTAATCGCAGTCTGAATCAGGTCTGCAACTTGGGTTGTTCCTGTGATGATGGTGGCGGCATCTGGAATGGTCTTGGTGACACACAGGGCAGGGCCACGCAGTTCCAGTTGGATGAGCGCACCAGCAGCATTGACCTGTGCTTCAAATGCAGCAAGGACACTGGCTCCACCTCCAGTTGCGTCAAGACGGTTGTTGGTGTGATTGACGGTGAAAGTAACTGTTCCAGTGCTACCATATGCTCGTTCCCCACCACAGGTCAGATAGTAGCCATCGAAGGTGTCGTTGTGCGCTCCGAATGCCTTGACTGCATTTGTCGCTAGAGTCGCTCTGTGGTTGACATTATCCCATCCTGTAGTGGCTATACCAGACGCAGCATATTGGATGGTGGACCCCTTGAGGTCTATGGCATTGTAGTGAATCTCGACATAGGGCGCTATGTTGTTTGCAGATAGGCCCGGAACCTCAAGGATGGCGACACGAGGTTCATCTTCCGGTGTCAGGTGTAGGTCATAGGTGGCATTGGATATGTTCTCATCCAACAACGCATGGCCCTTCAGCAAGAACGGTGTGGGGTTGAACCCAGCACCACCAATGGCAATCAGGTTGCGCTGTGTTGAATCTACACCAACCATGCCATTTTCAACAGCCGCACCACCACTGGTCATGGCCGTGATTGTCGAAGATGATTCGACGGTCATCGTTTTGCCCATGTAGCCCTGTCTATGGATGTCAACGATGCTACCAATCGGCAGTTGGTCCTTGAGACCCGTTGCCGCACCATCGAACGATGCTGAGAACCTGTCATTGTCACCGTCGATGCGTTGCACCACCACCTCCTCTTCAGCCGGTGGGAGATGGCGCAGGAACGGATGACCCGTCACATGTGAATACAGGTGGCGACCAGTGTGACCCGCTTGGAACCCGTCAGGTATCGCAGAAGCGCCCCAGTTGAACGCGTATGGGTTGGTGGTGGTGTTTGTGGCCAACTGTTGGTTGAACATGAACCCATGATTGGCACCAACCTCGTCAATCACCATCTGCCCGGTGCGGTCGATTGCCTGTGTACCATAGCCGGGGGGTCGTAGTGGTTTGCCGGTGCCAGAATCCACCAACAGGTCCGAGTTGATGACAACCATCATGGAACCCAGTGCCTTCTGGTTGGTGGCGTCGAATGCGGCATGGGCATGGAGGAGGCCGCGCAGACCAGTGGTGGTGCTGTTGCTGAAGTCAAGATGAATGCTGTAGACCTGCAGTGTGGTGTTGGTGGTGCCATCTGAGTCCCATGTGACGGTCTTGAGGCGCACCCGCTCCGGTGGGCTGGTCTGATATGCCACTCCTGTCTTTTCATCCACGCCGGTAGGGTTGATGAGGAGGTTGATTGGCAAGTGGTCGGGCGCTTGAATGGCTCCCGCTGTGGATACCTGATACTTGCCATTGGTGTAGGGCGCACCATCTAGTGCAACTATGGTGTCCTCGGTAGGTGTTTGCCCAGTCAGATACTCAACCAACAACTTCCCCTGAGCATTGTTGATGGTGAGTGTACTACCAGACGCGCTGGTCGATGCCGTCGCTGCCACATTGAGGTTCAACTCCAAAGACGGAACCTCGACCGGCTCCTCAAAGCGCCACAACGCAATCGTGTCACCAGATGCTATTATCGGTGCAGGGCGAATCGCGCTTTCATTGAACCCACGACGAATGTGCAGACCTTCGATGGTGCCACGAAACTCACCACCCTTGCCACCGATGTACAGGTCGTTGGCATTGTGGTTCAACGGCATCTTCTGTTGCAACTTCTGGCTGGCCACCAACTCCCCGTTCACATACAACTTGACCTGTTCGCCAGTGAACACACCGACGATGTGGTACAGTTCTCGGTGGTTGCGGTTCAATGCAGACTCATTATTCTTGGAGCCATTGAAACGGTTGAAGGTGCCTTGCAGGGAGTCATTGCCATGTGTAGGGTAGACGATGCCGTCCCATCCGTTCTGTGCGCTGGCGGCGATGAATGGTGAGGCAGATGACACCGTGATTGTCTGTTGGCCCAAGTTGGCGTTGAACACCTGTACCATGAACTGGGCAGGACCGGGTGTTCCAACCTCACCCATGCGCAGGTCGAACATACCCTCCTTGCTGGCAATGACACCACCACAGTCCGGTATGACCCATGCCTCGATGGTGAATGACTGTGTGATTCGACCAAGTGTGGTGTGTTCTGATTGCACACCCTCGGTCATGCGTGTGTGGCCGGTGGTGGTGACGGATGACTTGCCTCCGACACCGACATTCATCCCCGTCTTGGAGAACAGGGCTTGGGGAACGACCACAGCATCGCTGACCCCATTGAAGAACAGGGCATGAGATGTCTTTCCGATGAGGGTCATTTTACAACCCCACAATCATGTCTATCGGGTCAAAGGTGAGGTTGAATGAGTAGAATGTGTCACCGCCCTTATACTTGGCTGTAAAACCACTCACTGTGCCACGGATGCCAGTATAGACATTCTGTGAGTCGAACTCCACTCCTACAGCCTCCGTGTTGGCTGCTGCTCCTTGGTGTGCAGCAGGGCTTAAACCAGTGACCATCAGGAAGTTGCGGGCAACATACTGGTCAGTCGTACTGGATTGAATCAATGACTCGTATGGTATCTGGATGCCCACGATGTAGTCATCACTGGCCCCGGTGGTCGGGTCCAATTTGTTGAAGTTGGTCGAGAGGCTCTTCTTGTCGTCATTGGTGTCGACTTGGAATATCTCACCGACCGCACCCATGACATTGCTGTTGCCCACATTCGCAATCAGGTTCTGCACCTTGTCACCTGCCGACAGGCAGTTGCTGTCGATGCCACCCAAGAACTCCAAGAACGATGGTGGTGTGACTGCCGTTTGGTTCTCCTGTCCGCTGGTGTCTGTCACCAGTGACCAGAACGACGGGGTGGATGTGTTGCCGTTCTTCCCCTTCTCGTCTTGGGCGATTTCGACTGACGCCAACCCCAGCGTGTCGATGCGACCAGTAGCCAATGATGCGGTGAACGCATCTCCGAGAAACTGAGAACTAGGAGCAGAATGACCTGCGCTAGTTATGACGATGCCAATAGGATTTACTACATCATTCAACACAGTATTCAATTGGTCGGCTAACCAATGAGCACGAGATGAGTGTGTACCACCCGGAGGCCCAATTACAGCATATGTGTTTGTAGTTAGGTCTAGGTCGATGCTAACCACGCCACCAACATAGGTGTTGCCAGCCCCAGTATCCACGAACTTGAATGTCACACGGCTACCGTCACCAAGGGCCTGTTGGTGTGTCGAGCGCAGGTAGAACGGCTTGTTTATGATGTCCGCGATGGCGACATCACCACCATCATCGCTGAAGTAGATTTCAGATTGGTCTGCGTCACGCTTGTTGGGTCGGCTGAAGTCAATGAATGACTGGGCTGCCGACGCTCCTGCTGCAGCCGATGTGCAGTCATCGTCCTTGATGACCCCATCGATGGTGATGCTGACCTTGACGATGTTCATGTCAGCGGCGAATCGCTCACCGACGACAGGGATTGGGATGCCAACCACACCTCGCCCAATCTTGAAGTTGAAGTTCTCGGCATCCAACTCAATCAACTTGCTGTCACGCTGAACCAGACGGATTGGTGTTCCCATACCTAGAACCTCCCATAGGTCGGCATACCAATCTTGTCAGACACATCTCGCATGATTGCCCTGCTAATTTCATCAGCGAACTCACGCTTGGCTTGGTCAGAAGTGGCGACGATACCACTCACATCGATATTGATGTTGAATGTGTTGCCCACCCCACCTGCCTTGTCGAGCGGGATGACCGCCTCAGGGCCACGCTCGCCAATTAGTGCAGGTGTCGGGCCGGTGACGATACCACCCTCAGCCAGTGGTGTGAGGAGCGGTATGCCCATGTTCAGACTAGACACACCCGACAATGGGCCAATTCGCGCCCACTTGGGTATGTCAATCTTGAGGGAGTTGATGACGCTTAGGGCAGCATTGATTGGATTGATGAACGCATCGTTGATTATGTTGTTGATGAAGCCAGTTATGGCAGTCCTAGCAGCACTGAAACCAGCCCTGACGGATGCAAGGAAGTTCCTTCCTCTGGTGAATACTGAATCAATTTTTTTCCCGACATAACCCCATAGCCTATCCCAACCATCACCAACGGCAGACCAAAAGTTACTCCAAGCATTGGATATTGAAGTACCAATTGATACAATCCCATTCACTATACCCTCTCTAATGCCATTGAAGAAGTCATCAAGCCAATTCCAAGCACCAACAAGGGCTTCCAAGATTGATGCTCCGATGGCCAAGATTTTATCCCGGTGAAAGATAATAGTGAATATGATGGCAGCAGCAGCGGCTGCAATTAATATCAGAGGTAATGACACAACAACTCCTGTGAATAGAACAGCAGCCAACAACACAGCACCTATAGCCGTACCTATGGCTGATATGACACCCCACCAATAACTGAGTTCACCTGTGAGGGATAACCACATACCAGTAATCCCTGCGAGTATCAGTGCGATTGGCAGCATAACAGCCGCCGAGAGAATACCACCCAATGTAGAGACGAATGTAGCAAAAACGCTGAGACCAACCATAACAACAGCACCTGCAGCAATGAGACCAGCCATCCAACTATCGGTCTTACCCTTCGCCCACTTGAATATACCAATAGCAGCAACGATTGTAGCAACAAGGATGGCTACAGGTAGACCAAATACCATCCAAGCAAATGCCCCTAGTATTAGTGCTGTTATCAGAACATCAATTGCACCTTTAACACCACTCTCTCCATCTTCACCAACTATGATGATGCGCAGCCCGTTTAACACTTCACCCACTATGAGCCAGTCATCCATCATCTGAACCAAAGGACTGTTCAGGTCTGCAAACACGGCTATTAAAGCAAGTACGCCTATCACCAATATACCGATGATACCGAACATAAACAGCATAATAGGTCCCATTGCAGACAACGAGGCCTTCAATAGGTTGCTCAAACCACCTGCCTTTTGCAACACAGTATTAAAGTTCATCAACCCAGCAACCATCGTTGTCATAGTGGTGGACAGGTCTCCATGCTTCTTCACGCTGTCTGCCAAACCCTCGTTGTTTCCCTTGATTTTGTCGGTGGCTTGCTTCAGCCCTTCACCAAATCGCCTGAACTGGATTGCCTGTTTAACGACAGGGAGATTCTGAAATGCTTTAGTCCATTTCAGGGTGGCCCTTTCAACTACACCGAGGTTGATGCCTATTGTGTCGAGACCTAAAGACATCTTGGCAAGTTCATTTGCGCTTAGTGGATTATCTGCCATGACTCACCACCTCAATTGTCAAACGGGAACGGCTCCCCCGGCCCCTTGCCAGATGCTGTGTTAGACTGGGTTTTCATGTCTGCGGTGGTCTTGTCCATCTCATCCTGTTGAATCATGGTCTGGGCTACGCCCCAGACATACGACTGTTCAAACTCTTCCTGCGTCATCTGTTGAACTTCAGGGATGCTCAAGCCGTAGTGTTTTGCCACAAAGTACATGACCCCATCCATTGCCAACCCTATGTCTTTGTTTTGGCCTTTCAAGAATCTGTATGTGTCATCTACTCGCTGCTCCCATCCACTAAAGGGCCTGACATCAGGTCCTGTGGCTGCGGCAAAAGCGCGGATATTTTGGAACCGACATATTGGTTGAGGGCGAGTAGTTGCCCCCTGCCCAGATGAGGGTCAGTGGTGACGATGCACTTTTCAATCATGTACCGCCAATAGCCGGCAATGTCTATCTCCACACCGCCATCCGTGTTGATGTTCACGAATGACTTGATGGCGTTTTGCATGTCCAAAAACGATAGACTGCGCACTCGCACCTTCATTACTTGCGTCTCATCGTCGGGATTGACCCTGATGGTGTGTTCTGTCACATCACTATTGGCCAGCAACACACTGGCATCCACGACGACATCTTCCTTTCCTTCACTTTTCGGTGTCTCCACCGTCTTTTCCTCCTGACTCACTTACTTCACCCTCTTCGATAGTTGCTGATTCCTCAGGGACTACCTCTTCCTCCTCAACAGCCGTCTCATCGACGGGGGCTTCGGGGGAATCGGATTCGTTCAATCGGGCAATCAGTTCCTGCTTGCTGCCTGATACTAGAAGGTCACGCTCACGGCATAGGTCCTTCAGTTCTGTGACATTGAGGGAATTGTAG